ATTACGATCACACATAGGACAACTAGCCTGACAGTTTTGTGTTACTTCTAAATGAATACTTTTTATATCTTGATAATTATACATCATCTAACACCAATTTTATATCTTTACCCGGACTACACTTGCTAGGTAAATCTCCATATTGTTCTACATACCAGTTTATAACAGCCCCATACCAATGCTGGCTATTATGATGTGCTTGTTTATTAAATTGATGTATGTTATTATTTGTAGCTTGCATTGTACTCAGAGCTCTGGCGCTTTCTGTTTGTAGTTGTCTTAATGTCAAGTTACTTATATCCAATTCTCATAAACCTTTTGTACTTAGGAAGCTCTAATTCACCGTCGTATAATATTTTTGATAGTGGTGCTTGACTTGCAAAATCATCTAAATCGTTTACACAGTTAACATGTTCTTCAACTTCGAAGAAATTATTATTTTGTAGTATAACTAATTTACCAGTGGGTATTTTTGAATACCATTCTGTAAAGTTATCAATATGTTCGCAACTTGTGTTTATAATAGTATCAGGTGTATCATCTAATGGACATGCTGTTCCGTCTGCTCTAAATACTTCGTAGCTTTCAAACTCATAATTAATATCCATTATATCTTTTGTACAAGATTTGAATTGCCATTTATCCTTTACCCAGGGTCTATTAAATGTTTCAGCAATACTACGACAACTAGGATCAATGTCAAAAGATCTAACTTTATCTACTTTAATGTTACTCTCAAATAACATTGTAGCAAGGGTAGCATACCAACCGGCACATAAAAAGACTGTACCTATATCAGTACAGTTTTCTTCTAGTGTTTCTATTAGCCATAGCTTACTTTGTAATTGTCCTCGGCTGAAGCAATCATCCCATATAGTTGTATCATTAACAAAAAAGTTTTTAAATGCTTCAATAAACTGTGTATCAGTATACCTATGTAACACCGGCCATAACTTCCATGTATTGTCTTCTAGTACTAATTTACGTAAATCTTCATCCTCTACTAGTCTAAAAATACTATGTAGGTTATCTTCGATTACTGCTTTTCTAAGTTCTTCGGTATTAAACGTATCTACGATTCTAAAAATACTATGCAAATTCTTTTCCATAATTGCTTTGCGTAGCTCTTCGTCAGCATCTAACAGTCTAAAAATACTGCTTAAATCTTTATCAATATAGGATCTGCGTAAATCAGCTAACTTGGAGTTAGTAGGATATAGTAATTCAAATCTATCAAGTAGTTCAAATGTCTGCATCAAATTGCTCCTTTAGCCAGGCAAAGTCATTAATTAATCTTAGATTATCAGCGTTATTGCGGTTAGCAATGCCAAAGTCACGGCCGCGCCTAGCACCTCGTATGCAAAATGATCCGAACTCTCTTTCTTCTCCTTTTGTACACCATGTGTCAAGTCTTTTTTCTGTTTCGTCATCTTTTTGCCTTTCTATTACTTTGCTTGCTAACTTAGTACATTCCCTAAACGCACTTTTCCAAGTATTAAACGGATCAGTGTTAAATTTTGCAATATTAGATACTTCTGGCATAGCCTTAAATCTATTTGTAATGCTAGTTGTCATATCAGCTTTGCTAGTATCCATATCAATAGTTAATTGCCTAGGAAATAATTTTACTCCTCCATTACCGTAAACTAAATCATTGACTGGATTTTTGGCTCTCCAGACATGTACTGTATTTAAGTTGTGCTTATCTGGCTCATAACTAAAATCAAAGTCATCCATAAGAAGTGCATCTGCATCTACAATCCAAAACATATCTGTGTTTGCTAGTTTAGCCGCATGTATATGAGCTTGATGTATTCCTTTTACACCATGCACACGCTGAGCCCAAAAATATGTATTAGTTAAATGTTTCCAGTTTTTTTCTGCTTCTACTTCGTTATAACTTATGAATATTATATCATACATGTTGATTCCACTTCTCTATATTATAGCATATATTATTGTATTCGTCAAAGGTTTTTGCAAACTCTTCTCCTCTTATCAAATCTACACGTTTTACAAAGTCTAAAAATTTGTTTGTTAAGTCTTTATCACTTGTATACATAAAATTTACAATGTTATCAACATTTTTTCCTGTTAATTTTTGTTTAATTTTATCTTTAACTTCTATTTTAAGATTGCTTATAGATTCATAATCTGGATAATGTAGTAAATTTAAGTAGATTTCATGCTGTACAAACCCTTGACTTTGTGCCCATTCTAAAAATTCATCAACATAGTAAATATTAAATGCACTAATAGTATGGCATAATGTAATACTAGCAAAGTCCTTTTCCTTAAATGTGTTTAATGTTTGTATAAATGTATCCCATTTAGCAGGATGACGCATATATTCAAACTTATCGTATATTCCATCTATACTAAACATAACTTCAACATGTTTGAATTCTTTCCAAACTTCAAACATATCTTTAGGTGGCATCACAGTACCGTTTGTATTGTAATGTATTTTTATATTCTTAGCATAACCCAATTCTACTGCTTTGCGTAGTAGTGCATAATGTTTTTTTATTAGTAAAGGTTCTCCTCCTGTAAAATCAAAAAACTCTACTGTTGGTAATAACTTTTCTAAATCATTCCATATTGGCTTCTCATCTGAAATCCAATAACTTTTTAAATCTTTATTAAGTGGCTGTCCAAATAATTCTGTTTCATCTTCTGCCCACTTAAAGCTACTTGCTGTACTACATGTTCTACATTTTAAATTACACACAGTTCCAAATTTTAAGTCCATATACACCGGCAACTGTAATTCTTCATAAGGTTTGTTTTTATGATGCTCAAATCTTTTATTATCTGTAATACGCTTAGATTCATTTCCAGCTTGTTCTACTGATGTACATCCAGCACATCCTATTGGTGTCTTTCCGGCTAGAAATTGTTGTCGTAATTCTTGCATATTAATAGAATTCCAAATTTCATCAAGTGTCTGTGTGTTAAAATTACCGACTGCAGAATTATATATACAACACGGTTTTGCTTTACCGTTTGCTTCAGCTTCTAAATGTATCCAAGGAAGTAAACAAATATTATCCAAAAGAATACTCCAAAACTTCATCAGAGATTTTTGTTGGCAATAACGTATTACCTATGTCAATATTTCCTATAGGCCATCTATTCAAAGTTTTATTAGGACACAATCTGTTATGCCATTCGTTAAATTCTTTACTGATCAGAACATTATGATAAACCTTATTGACATCTATCATTATACCAGGAGTAAAAAAAGTGTTACCTGTTATATCCTTATTATTTGGATCATCACCGTCAAGAAAACATCTTATTAAATCTTTTCCAAGGATATCTTCGTTTAGCCATACATTATGATTAGTATCTTCTTTTGTATGATCAAAATTACAATTATGTATTTGATTTTCTGTCCATATACTAGTATCATAATCACCTTGTTTGGTATTTGCATTTGTAAATACTATTGCAATCACCTTGCCTTTATATTTTTGTCTTAGAGGTAAATTAAGATGTGTACAGAATACTTCTAATTTGTGTACACCTGTGTTAATATCATGCACTCTTTGATTAAGTAATAAACCATCGTCATCTGTTAGATGATTGTCTATAGTCTGCGTAGTAAACTGTCTATGTATTAAATTTAAATAATGTTGAGAAGCATTTTTCTTAAAACGTTTTAAAGATTTCTTTGACTGTGCAAAATTAAATGTATCAATATTTTTATCACAATATTGTAAAGCATCCTCGATTAATTTTATATTGGCTTTAATACGATTTGAGTCTTCCTTCCAGCCTTGGAAGTACCATTGATTCATATTAAAGGAAGGCTGATTAATCCTATTCATATACTCCTTCCATTTACTAACAAAATTTGTATCTAACATGTTTATTTTAAGTTCTGTTTCTGTTGTTTTAATAATCATTTTTATATCTCAGTATTTCATTCCATTCTCCAAATACATTTTCAAATGATTCTTTTCTTATTTTGTCTAACTTATTATTAACTTCAAAAAATTCGTTAAAGTGCTTTGGGTTATTATCTATATTTAAGAAGTTTTGAAACCTACTATGCAGTGGTGTATTAACCAACTTATCTAATACTTTTTGTTTTGCATAAGGCGGTAAATTTACCGCATTATAATGTCTAGGATCATGTACAAAGTTATGATCTACTCTTAGATTAAGTTTTTTAAAAAAGTCTTGAGCTTCTTTTACATAATAGATATTCATTATACTTACTGTTTGCATTATTCTAGATCGTAATCTATGCTCTCCTCGATCTTCATACTTGTATAAGTTACTAAACCATTTTAATGCTTCAATTGTTTTATCCCAGTTAGAAGGATATCTAAGATATTCGTTTCTTTCTTGTATATCGTCTATACTAAGTAAGAAATCAACATATTTAAATTCTCTCCAAATATCTACATAACTTTTATCAATTATAGTACTGTTTGTACTATATGTTAATTCTATATTTTCAGCATATCCATTGTCGACTAAAAATTGTAAAAAATGTTTGTGCTTATCAATTAATAGAGGTTCTCCTCCGTTAATGTATAAATGTTTTATTTTTTTACAATGTTTTTTAAGGCTATCCCAAAACTTTTCGTCTAAGGGCCAATTAAATAAATTTTGTTTAACTGGTGTTCCGCCATGTAGTTTCTCCCAATCTTTAATCCATTTTGTACTACTAAACGGGTTACAGGATCTACAAGCTAAGTTACAATGATTTCCAAGCCGCAATTCAATAAATTCAAAATTTGTATGATCAATATGTCCATCAAAGTTAGTATCTACAATAGCATCTTCTAAACTATAATCAAGTCTCTCTAATTCTATAGTACGCTTACTGCCGTTGCCCATACTTTCGTATTTGTAGCACTTTGAACAAACACTAGGCTCTTCTCCGTTAAGCATTTGCATACGTACTTCTTTAAATAAATCACTATTCATAATTCTATTCAAGTCGTATTCTGTAGTATGAAATGTTTGATAGTCTTTATTTGCATTTTGTGAATCGCTTGCACGGTTTGTCATATCACTCTCACAACAAAGTGTAACAGCACCATGCGGATGTGTTGCTAAATGTGTCCAAGGTAAGGGGCAAAATGTTTTACTCAATGTTATCCCACCATTCCTTACCTGCATCACTTAGCGTATCTCTAAATGTAACATCTTGTTTTCTAATACTTTCTAAGAATAGTATATTCTTTTTACCATGTTTCCAACCGTCAGCATAATTAATAAATTCTTCTTCAAATGTTTTACGTTCTAACATATTTTCAAGTGTTTCTTGATACACAAGAGTCTTGGGTGTTACTCTAGGCTTAATATGATCTAGTAACGTATGTATTTGTTCATCTAATACTGCTCTAGGCAAACACATAGGGCTCATTAGTACGCTAGGGTCAAATGCAAATGTAATTTTAAAGTAACTTTTTACGTTTAGTTCTGTGACCACATCAAACATTTTTTTTAAATCAAACAATCCAGGAGTAGTTAGGGTTACATCAAACACCATTGCATCATCGCCGTACTTGTCTACAAGAAACATACCGTCTTTAAAGTTTTGTAACCATTCGTTCCATTTGAGACCTGTTCTAATATACTCGCCTACTAATCCTACACCGTCTATACTAGCACAAATGTTTACACGTTTAAAATTATCTAGCATGTGATATAATTTGTAGTTTTTGTAGTGTGTCCTACTAAGGTTTGTATTGTAACGAACAACTACATCTCGACTTTTGCTTTCATCTACTAGCTGTTGCATAATACGCCAATGTATATCATACATAAGTGGCTCGCCGCCTACCCAGTATAACTCCTCTACAATGCCTTTGTCAACTGCTTCTTGTAGTTCTGTTTCGAGAACTTCTTTTTGAAATGTAGCAATCTTCTTTCGTGTGTCTGGTTGCATCCATTTTTCACGTTCGTAGTTAACTACATTGTGTTTAATCTTTTCAGTTTCCCAACTTGAGCTCAGTTGTTCACCACACATGCGACATTTAAAATTACAAAGATTGCTTATACGGTAATCAAAACTAATTGGTTGCATAGTTGTATAGCCGTCTTCTCTTGTACTTTCTATTATGTCTTTAACCTTGTGCGGAAATAGTGTATTAGTAAAATAGTTTTTATATGTATGCAAGTTTAATACTTGATTATTACACACGTCACACTGGCTTAGTTTTTCGCCGGCTAACATACGCTTACGAATATCTTTCATATACTCGCTGTTCCAATGTTCTTCAAGTGTTATTGGATCGAATTCTGTGTTGTCTTTATCGCCAGCATCGATGTATTGCTTTTGAAAGCTCGCATCTTCTCTACTAGCACAACATAACCTACGCTCGCCTTGGGGGCTAACATAAGTGTGTGTCCACGGTGCTGTACAAAAGCTATCGCTAATCATTGTACAGCTCTGCTAATTCAGGTAAAACATCAATAAGATTTTCATTTCTCACTACATCAACCTGCTGTTGTCTAAGTTTAAACTGAGAAATTAAGTTAGTTTGATCGCTTGAATTCATATAATCAACTAATGCAATAAAATTATCTGCAAGAGGATTGCAATCTTGTTTACGCAATACCTCAGCATACTCTTGATATTCAATAGTTAATTTGTCTTTTAAATGTTGTGGTAAAATTTGTATTCTAAGATAGCTAGGATCTTGCACAAAGTTTAAATGCATCTGCCTAGGATGACTAATTAATCCTTGTTCAACTAGATACTTGTGAAAATTTATAATTCGAAAACTGTTTAGTACGCTTACTGTGCATGTAATAAAAAAATCAGCATTAGGTGCTTTCTCTATCATTGCTAGTCTGTTTTTTACTATATCAGGCCAAATTGTTCCCTTACGTATGTACTCTCCTGCTTTGTTATGAGCATCTAAACTTGCTCCTACTGATACACTATCAAATTTTGACCAAACATCTAGTACATTCATTTTCTTATATTGCATACGACTAAAATTAGTATTGTATCTTATTCGTACATTAGTTTTGCCCATATCAACTAATTTATTTAATATCCTATAATGTTCTTCCATTATTAACGGTTCACCGCCAGCAAAATATATTTCCTCAACGATATCAAACAAAGGAACTATTTCCTCCCACATATTCTTATTTTTGCCAGGATCTGGCACATCATCTGGTAAGTGTCCCCATAATTTTTTTGTATCTTCGTACCATCCAGTGCTTAATTGAGGTCCGCAAGATCTACAACGCATATTACATATATTTGAAAATCTAAAATCCCAATAAACAATAGACAAATCATCTAACGAACCGTCTGGATTTGTTTCTGCGGGCCTATGTGCATGTTTTCGAAACCTAGTTGAAAAAAAATGTCTAAGACTATCTTGTCCGTGGCTTTCGAGTTCAATACACTTACTACATGTTTTTAAAGGTAAGTTGCCTTTTAACATGCTTAGTCTCATGTCTTTTAATTCTTGAGAATTCCAAACTTGTTCTAATGTTTGATTTTTAAGATTTCCTACCGGATTTTCCATTGGTGCTAAACAACAAGGATAAACATCATTGTTAGGCCATGTATGTAAGTGTGTCCAAGGTGCTAGACAAATTTTATCAGTCATATGTTGCTAGTTCCTTATCAATATTCTTATTATTAGGGTTTAATATCCAACCTTCTTTTTCTGCAAGTTCCATAATACTTGAATCTGTATCAGGAATACTATCTACCCAATCAGTAAGTATTTTAGGAAATACATCTAAGCTTCTATGTCGACGTAAATCGTACTGTGCATAAAATGTTTTAAAGTCACGCCATAGTGTGGTAGGATTACTTGTGCGTCTATGCGGAGCATCTACAGTTACTAAGTAATCAATTAGTCTTTCAATACTTGCTTTCTCATGTTCGTGCCATAACTTTTTATGCTTATTTGTATTGTACCAATTGTTTAATTTATTATAACAATAGTCTTTTAGATGTACAGGTAATGCTAATGGACTTTGAAAACTCGGAAAACGTAGTAAGTTTAAACTAACTGTTGGTGTTTTTGTTCCTGTGCGTTCCTTTAGTGTATAAATTTGATCTAGAAATTCTGTGATACTAAACAAACACAAACTGTTAATAGTCATCATACAATGTAGCTCTACCTCAGTTTCATCTAAAATACGTGTTACATTATTCAACCACATATCATAGTCTAATCCATCGCGAATATACTCTGCTTGATCGCCAACTGCTTCGCAACTAGTATAGATATGAAACTTTTTAATTCCTTGTGCTTTTTCTATTAACTTATCTATAATTTTATCTTTAGCAATTAAATTACTGTTAATAGCAAATCTCATATCAGACTTTTGTTTAGAATACCAATCAAATAATTTCCAAGTGTTTCCGCTCATTAACGGCTCTCCACCTGTAATACGCAACTCGTCTAAGCTATCCGCAAGACCGTTGTCCCACCATTTCCAAAATGCTTGTATATAAGGATTATCTTCATCATTATCATACGGAGCGGCCCAATCACCATTATGTTTAAAGGCACCAGCACCGTCACTAACTAAATTTTCATAAGGTCCGTGTTTATTAATATCTTTTGCCCATGTAGTACTAAAACTAGCATTACAATAACTACATGCTAGATTGCAAACTCTATCAAATGCTATTTCAAATGTTTTAAGATTAGCATTTTCATTCCAGTCAGCATCATATGCGGCTTGCAATTCTTCATCTGTATAGATGATAGTTTTAAAAGTTCGATCGCTTACTGCGTTCTTTTTCATATCTTCCATTTTCCAACAGTACTCGCACTCTGCTGGACGTTCGCCTACTAACATTTGCCTACGCATTTCTTTTTTATGCTTAGTATTATGAATAGCTGTATAATTTTCTTCTACTTCTTCCAAAGGAATCTGATGTGCCGGCGGGTGGTGGCAACTAGCTGTCGTACCGCTACCTAGCCAAGTCGTTGCATTAAACCATTTTGCTCCGCAAAAACTTGCACTTTTAGGATCTATTATACGTTGCCTATATTGCAGTAACGTTTCGTCTTGTTTAGCTGGCATGCCAATCCTCTAATAATGTTGCGTACTCAGGAAAAGTATTTTTAAAATTTTTACCACGGCGTTTATCATATGCTACTATATATTCACAAAAATCTTTTCTGTATTCTACAGCTGACTTAGTGCTTCTTAAGTAATTACATAATCTTTTTATCTGGTCGAATTCTTCTAAGTACATCCTTGCATATTTTTCTTTACTATAGTATTTAAGCCAGGATTTGCAGGTGGTTTCGATTTCATCTGCATAGGATGTCCTTTGTTCTGTATCTAATAACGTAGTTTGCAAATGATGAGGCCATCTAAGATAGTTTATACTAAGAGGTATTCTATTGTATTCAAAATTTAAATTATAATGTGTTCTAAGTTCCATTACATCTGCTATAAACTTACTAAAACTAGGTAAACTTAAAATATTAACTGTTGTCATCATTGCTACGGTACTGTTAGTTTCATATAATATACGATTTACGTTAGCATACCAAGATCTATAATTCATGCCATCTCTTACATAATCATTTTGATCTCCTACTGCTTCTGCACTTGTGTATATGTCTAGTTTTTTTAACTTACCTTGAAGTTCGTTACAATAGTATACTAGCTTATCTATTAGTTTTGCAGGAACATTAAGATTTGTATTAACAGCAATTTCTAACTGAGGCTGAGGATTAGTGTTTATATACTCAAGTAACTTCCAAGTGTCTTTTGACATAGTTGGTTCGCCACCTGTAATTCGTAATACTTTAAGATGAGGAAGTGCATCAGGAAACCATTTCCAAAATGCAGTTACATAAGGATTATCTTCACTTTGTTTATAAGGAAATTTTCCTGTTTGCTTTAAATAATCTAAGTTATGCATACCGTTTGGATATTCTCCATTTTGTTTTATATCCTCCATCCACTTACTACTAATTTCAGGAGAACAATACGCACATGCAAAGTTACACGCATTGCTAAAGCTAACTTCTAAGTAACTTGGGTAGATATTATCATCTGGATTACTTCCAGCAATGTCCTCAAATCTATCCCAGGCCCAGTAATCAGATGTTTTATAATGCCTATCCGAAAAATATTCTTTGTCTAAATCCTCAATCTTCCAACAATAGTCGCATTCTTTAGGACGTTCTCCGTTAAGCATCATAGCACGTTGTTGTTTTTTAAACTTACTATTATGTAATGCCGCAGGATCTACTTGTATTTCTTCTAGTGGAATTTTATGCGGTGCCGGATGGTGGCAACTATGATTGTACCCATTTTGCAACAAAAGAGTTGTTTGTAGCCATTTAGCCGTACAGAAGCTACAACTAACAGAATTAATTAAATCCCGTTTTAGTTTTAATTCTTCAATACGTGCTTCATTACTCATTCAGGATCAATTACAAACTGTTGTTGTGCATTTCTACTTGGATTTTGATAAACTGTTTTAAAAAACTTACTTTGTTCTGCGTCTAAAGGAACTCTTGCAATAGGAACTTCTAGTTCATTAATAAGTTTACTACCGTATTCCTCGATAGATTCCTGTAGTCCATCCATTGATACCTTTGGTTCAACTTCTTCCCACATATTATTAAGGTATTCAAAGTCTCTTACATTTACAAAGTCCCAATCAGTACACATTGTTTTGTACAAGCCTTCGCGAGCACCATAGATTGCCCATTTGCCGTTTTCTATATCAGATCCTATCATTAACCATACCCACAATCTATGTAAGTTCTTCCAATGGCCCTGTAAAAATGCTTCTTTAGTTGGCTTTACTCCTTGATCAAGTGCCATCTTTACACCTTCTCTAAATCCAGCTCTCCATGCTTGATGCGGAGTTTCATTATTATATACATCACTATACCAACTGTTTTGCTGTATATATTGTAAGTCCCAGCAAAAGTCAACTTGTGCATTAGGATTATTAGGATCGGCATTTTCATGTGTTTTCATATCTAACACATATTGCTTAGGCCAACACTTTAAGCCGCCATTGCCGTACATAAGTCCATTAATGATATTACGGCCACACCAACTAATTACACTGTGTTCTAAATCTGCATGTTCATCAAAGTTTAACACTTGATTTAAAAATTCTGGCTTAATAATATTATCACCATCAACTGTAATAAACCTATCTGTTTCACTTAGGTTAGCACATGCTTTATGTGCGGCGTCTGATCCTTCTACACCATGCACACGTTTTGCCCAGGGCACTTTGCTTAATAGGTCTGCATAATTCTTTTCTGCATTTGGTTCATCATAACTTAAATAAATGATATCATAGTCTATAATTTTCATACTAGTTCTCCTACTTTATGATGGTATGTTAAGAAATCTCTACGACACAGTAATCTAACATCTTGTGTTACTACTGTTGTGTCAAAATCTGCAATGGTGTATGCCGGCGATGTAAAAACTTCTATATCTTTTTGATCTTTGATTCTAATACCTCGTTGCTTCCAACTTTCTTTTTTAGTTAGTATGTCTTTAGCCGGCACTGTAAGAGTGTCTAATAAAATAAATCTGTTGTCTTTAGCTACAATATAAAATGTATAAACCTTTTTTTCTATTACGTCTTTATTTAACATAAGTAAATTATTAATTGGATCCATTCCAAAATATGCTTGTGCGTACCAAGTTTTACTTTCTTTATCCTGTGTTACTACCATACAGTTTTCAATTATTTTATCAGTTAGTGTCATAGGTATTCTTGAATCTGTATACTTTTCCAAAGCTATTGATTCTTTTTCTAACAGTCTACCTCCAATTACTGCATAATCAACATAGTTAAACTTCTGTTCAGCAAAGGCAAGAAACATTTCTTCGTCAAGTATAATGTACTCGTCTAATGAATTGGGATCATTTTCATTAGTAACTTGTGTTACTTCACATTTTTCGTTATAATATGCATAATAACTCATACTGCTTCCTCTAGTATACTAATTATCTCGTCTGTTAAAAACTCATCTTCAACATAATGAAATACTCCTGATTGTTTAATTCCGCCAACTATTAAGTTAAGATCTGTATTAAAATCTACAAATAAACTATCCGTCCATTTATTGCCAATATCAACATTTTGTAATCTTGTTTTCATATGAGTAAACTCAAGTATATTATTGTTGTCACCAATAGTATAGGCTCTATTTAATAGCTTTGCAGTTATAGCAGTACAGACATCAAAGCTACACCACTCTTGTGGAATTTTTTGTAAACTAATTTTATAAAAATCTCCCCAATTCCACATAACAGTTTTTAATAATCCAAAAAAGTTCTTAGTTGATTCACATTTTTTAAAATAATACATACCTGAATACACATCAGGTAAATCATTGGCATCAAAAGTTTTCCTATAATACCTATTAGTAATAATTTCGTTTCGATAATTAATTACTTGGGTAGTAAATAAAATATCATGATCTACATTATTTTTTTGTATTTGATTCCAGTAGATATCTAAGTCTTCAAGAACTAACATGTCTACATCAAATACTATTGTATGCTTATACGGAGTAGCATGATATACCTTCCATCTATTTTCTATTTTCCAATCACTTTTAATTGCACTATCGTCCCAAGGAATAGAAATAATTTGATCAAAAATCTTTTTGTGCTTATCGCTTACCGTATCATTAGTAATAAGACTCACTTTTTGTTTAGGAGACTTAGCTATAATACTTAATGCTAGTGCATATGCTTGCCTAACATAATTAGTATTACTATTGTTCTGTGCTAATAAGCATACACCATTACTCATCTGCAAAAACCTTATCGATACATCGTTCTAACGAAAATTTATTCATTACATGTACATTAGCATTACTAATTGTTCCTGCTTGATAGTCGTATTCTTTATGTAGTAGCAGAGTTAACTTAGTTTTATTTATAGAATGTAATATATCTGTATCTACAGTAATCCAAATACTTGCAGGAACACACTGTGGCCATGTAGCATCTTTCATTCCACGTAATATATGTACAGCAATGCTAAATGCATAATCGTTTCTAAATTTAATTTCGGAAATTTCATAAACTAATCTATAAAAGTGCCAGTTTTCTTTTATATGTTCAATGAGATCAAAGAATGTATTGGTAAATGCTGTTTTTTTAAAATAAAATGCTGTTGCCCAAAACATATCACACGTTGTATCTGAAACTTTATCAAATTCTGAGTAGTCACGTTTCATATCAACAAAATTATAGTCTTTTGATATTAAAAAGTCTTCAGTAGATCCAAAGCATCTATTTAATTCATCATTAAATAATAATACATCTGTATCTATCACAATGGTTTCGTCAAAGGGCGTTAAGTCATAGCACGAACTTCTATTAGTATTATACCAACGCTGTCTGTCACTATGATACAGCCCATCGTTGTAAACTCTTTCTTGTACATTATCTTCATGTCCAGTAGTAATGACATGATCAATATATTTTTCATAGAAAGGATACTGACGTTGAATATATTCTTCGTTATCAGTTACTAGTGCAACTTCTTTATTAAGGTATTTTTTAATAAGTTTTGCACAATATATAGCTTGCTTTGTATAATCCATATTTTTAGAATTATATGCAAATAACAGTACGCCTTGTGTCATAAATCAATTAGTTCCTCTACTGACCTTTTCGATTTAATCTTTTTAAACTCCATAAGATATTTACGAGATGCAGTATCATACATTGCTGTTATTTTTTTAGTAAAATCCTCTACATCATCAATAAGCATCGGAGTTTTATTGTCATCAATTACAACTGTTGGTGTTTTTTTACTAGAACAATAATTAATTAATGAAAGATCTACACTAATCTTATGTCCATCAAAGTAGTAAATTAAGTTATCTTTGTATTGTTTGTGTAATATGTTCTTCTGATTTTGATGTGTTTCTAACGCTTTGCTAACATCTAACGCTTTGGCTAGTCGTTCGTCCATGGTTACTCCTCAAGATATCTATACATATAGTATATACTAAATTTTAAGGATTGTCAATGGTTAAAGTGAAGATACAGTTACAAAACTTGGTGCATCAACTGATACATATATCCCACTTGCACGAGTAAACTTAACTGTACTAGTTAATGTACCATTAACTAGTTCGTCAAAGTTTGGATTTCCTGAGTCTTCTTCTTGGAATAGTATCGTAAACTCTAGCTGTGTTGTAGAGTTTGCTTTTGCAAGAACAAAATAGTCGTTTGCACTATAAACACCGCTTCCTGGTTTCCTAAATAACGTTTGATTTGTTCCTGTTAAGTCAAAATTACCTATTGCACTAGTTGTACCTGTACCAGTTGTACTAGTTGCAGTATGATTCATTGCAATAGTACCCATGTTACTTAACATACTTGCCCAGTCGTTTGATTTTGCGCCGCTTTGACCTGATAATGATGCTTCAAATTTAATTGATCCGCCACTATTAAAATAATGTCTACGTGCATCAGCACTTGTAAAGTCAACTCTTACAAGATGAGTAACATCTGTGTTCCATTGTGCAGTCCTAGTACTAGTAATTCCTGTGCCGCTAGTTGATTGTCCTGCAGACAACGAAAATCTTGCTGGATCTGCTTCAAATGTAGTTATTAATCCTTCAAAATCAGCAAAACCTTTAAGTATACCATCCGGATTATCACTTGTTTCATCTGCAATAGTATCACCTATAACTACTTGAGAAACACTGTTGGGTGTTCCTCCTGTTTGATGTATTCTTCCTGCAACAATATCTGTGTATAAATTGTTAAGATGAGCGGCTGTAATTGTTAAAGATGTGTTAACTTGTGAACTATTTAATGTTTGACCGTACCCTTCAGTAGTGGACCCAGTACCCATAATTGCCGCAACTCTTGCCTGGGCATTATTAAACCTTGCCGCTGTAATTATATCGCCTACTGCCATTTACTTTTCCTTAAAACTACGTATATAACTATTTATACCTTTAGTACACACTCAATCAATTTTTCTTCTTCTTCCGTACTAGACTCTAATGCAATACCAACTAGTCCGCTACTTGCAATAGTTGATCCTATACCATCTTGCCAAGCATAAATTGCTTGTCCTTTTGATACAACACCGCTTACTCTTACAGGAACACGCCCTTTAAGTGCTACTGCCTGGCCGTCAAGTGCTGAATTCATTAAATATGCCGGTTCAGCTGATATAACACCTATTACATGATCACTAACTTTGGCTGGTCTTGTTTCTGCTTCTCCACCAACTGCCATAATTGTACCTACTACATGCTCTTCAGCAGTAGTGTACATTTCTGCTAAGTCAGCATACCGTGCTTGAGTTGCAATACCTTGGAATAAATTTGCTGTTAAGTTACCTGATGCATCTCTTAATGCGGCTGTGTTAGCTGTAGCACTTGCATCAGGTGCGTAAACAGAACCACTTAATTTTAATGAACTTGCACTAGTTGCATTACCTTGGAATGATGTTGCATAAACGTTTGCCCATACATTGCCGGATGCACCAATATTAAATGTATTTGTACTTGCAGGTGTCATGCCTAATGCTGTAAATGTTGCAGAATGTATTTCAGCCCCTGCCGCATTTGCCGCTTTTATTTTAATAATACTATTAGTACCAACTTGGTTTGATATTACGCCGTCGTTACCATTCTCAATTTTAATAACTAAGTCATTACTATCACCTACTGAAAGTCCTGCATCAGCAAAACGTACAACATCAGTAAATGCTCCTGCTGAACTTAGTAAGTAATCACTTGCTAAATTTCCGCCTAATCTTAATGCATTAGATGCTGTTCCCCAATAAACATGATCGCTACTTGTTACACCATTAGTTGATGCAATAGTATTAATCATAGTAAGGCCTTGTTTAACTACGTCAAATCCTGTAATAGCATTTGAAGGATCTGTACTATCAATAGTAAATGCAATACTACTAATAATATATACAACTTCATCATTAATTGTTGCGGCAATAACACTTCTATTTATTGAAGTAGTATCTTTAACTGTTCTACTTCTCATCTGTGTAACACCACTACCTGTACTTTGAGGTCCTACTAAGATAAATGACGTACCGTCAAATGCATATAATTGATTGTTTCCGCTGTCCCACCAAAAATCACCTGAAGTTAAACTAGTTGGCTGTGTTGCTGAAACTTCTGCGCCACCTGTATTTTTAAATCTAGTACCGTTATAAAACTTTAATTTTTGTACTGCACTATCATACCATACTTGTCCTGAAACAGCTTTAGGCGGTTGTGATGTTCCACTAAAGTTTTCTAATAAGAATAAAAAGTTCTCGTTTTGTATTTCACCATATCCAGCATAGTTTTTACCAACAAACCGCAAATCGGAAGTTGCATCAACTGTACCATCTTGCACTGTAGCTAATGTTGCGCCGCTGTATCTATTAATTGTGTATGCCATATGTTTTGTACCTCGTTATGTTTATATATTTATCGTTACACGCTACTACTTAGGTTTTGATCAAATGTCCAGCTTCCGCTTGATGTGATAAACTGTTTCAAACTTCTTGATACACTAACAGATACTGAACCAGTTGCGTTGGTAAATCCAATATCTTGTAATACTGACTGATTTTGTGTTCCATTAGCATCAACAGCAATAAAGGATTTAGTCAATACTGCTGTTATATCAATACCTGTTACTGATGCACCTCCAAGTGTTGTACAGTGTATTCTAGCTGTAGTTCCGTTAGACACACCTGATGCTGGAACTAGATCATTAATAACTAATGCAATTTGAGAATCATTTAGTCCTGTAATATCCATGCTAAAGGAAATAGCCGCGCCGGCAATTTGCTGGTCGACATATAATTTATTTGTAACATCTGCGTTAGCTGTAGGAGCGCCTACTCCTGTAATTTTTTTACTATTACCAATAGTAATAGTATCAGCACTATTAATTGTTAGTCCTAGTGCTGAAGTTGTAATTGTTGCCGCATTAATATTTAAGTTGTCAACTTGTAATGCACCCAATGTACCAATAGTAGTTAAACCAGTTGCAGTAGTTACCGTATTAGCTAATGTTGTTGCTGATAATAAGTCAGCACCATTAAGTTTATACGCTTTTCCTGTTGGAATATCAATATGCTCAGATGATGTCCAGGCTTTATTTGCATTTATCCATGTAAACTTTTTGTCATTACCTGTAACTCTAACCACTATTCCTGCATCGTTTACACCAGAATCGTTTAATAATGTACTATCATTCGTGATAGCAAGTTCTATTTGTTTATCCTCTACTCTTAGTGTTGAAACATCAATGCTTGCACTGGCACCTTCAACAATTAAATTGCCAGTTACACGCATATCGCCAGTAACGTCTAATGTATGCAACGGAGTATCTTGGAATATACCAATACGCTTAGTTGATGCATCAATATGTAACGCATCAATAACCTGTGAGCCAGCCGCAGAGCTTGTAACTTTAATAATGTAATCATCATCAATTCTAGCATTTTCTGTAACAAAACTGTTACCGACAACTTTCATAATTTGGTTAGCATTTGCTCCAACTGTTATACCGTTTGAATTTAATACTTGTAACGCCCCAGTTGTTGTTCCATCTGCAACTGCTGATAAAAAGCTATCTGCACTAACTGATGTGCCATCTGCTTTAATTAAATTTAATGCTTTGTCTGCTACCCCCTGCAATGTAAATCCTGTTGCAGAGTTTGTATCAATTACGTTAATACCTTTTTTAACATCTCCTGTAAATCCAGGAATAGCAGTACCAGGAGTAAATGTAATATTACTCATAATTGCCATTAGTGTGCCACCAATATATAAATCAGCACATGTTCTAGTTCTACTTTGAACATCTAGTCTAGAAACTATCTCAAAACCTGACTTACCTTGAATAGACGAATATAACGGTCCTGCTAATACCGGATTATCTGCTCCATCAAAAAAGTACATTTGGTCAGTATTATTATTAATCCATAAATCTCCAGCAACCATTGTAGGTTGTGAAGATTGTACAAATGGTCCTCCAACTGCCTTAAATTGTGTTCCATTATAAACTTTTAATCTAGCATCTGATGTATCCCACCACACTTGTCCTTGTATAGGATTTAACGGACTTGTTGAATTTGAAAAACTTTCTAATAGCTTTATATAATTTTCGTTTAAAAATTCTCCAAATCCTGAGTAGTTTCTTCCTACTAATGTAAGTGACGTTGTAGCTGTATCAATTGACCCATCTATCAAATCTACAAGCAATGTTCCGTCTGTTTTGTTTAATTTATAACTCATGTTACTTCCTCACCAGCATAGATAATATAATTAACGGACATAAAAGGATTCATTGTATCTAATGCTTGTCCTGTTGTACCTGAAACTCCACCACTTGTAGAAACAGCTTGCCCTTGCCCTGATCCTGTTGGAGCATCAAAAACAATAGACGAAGCAGGCGACTCTGCACCTTTTGCCGCATCTAAAATTGCATAAAATTGCGTTCCTTCAACAACTAAATCATGTTCATGTTCAGGTAAATTATTAAGTCCTATAGTTACATTCTCAGTACCACCTGTATTACCAATTTCAGAACCTTTTAGTCCTGTAACTCTTCCAGCGGCACTACCGCCCATATTATCTAAACCAATTGGTCCTCTACCTCTTAAGTCAGGTAATGCAAATTTTAGAACTCCGCCGTCACTTAATAAATTTGCTTGTTTGTAATCAAACCCAATTAATACAAATAAGTCCGGCCATTGTGATTGAAGTATTTCACTACCGTCACATAATAACCATCCTGGATACTTTGCTGTATCTGGAACTGTTCTACCAGTATATGGCATTATGACACCTGGTGGATTAGTTGGTACACTTGCTAATAGAGCACCTCTACTTACCCTATAAAGGCCAGTTGTTCCAGTTGTTCTGTTTAATAAGAATTCGTCTTCTCTAACTGTATTTGGTGTACTTGTTTTATTACTAATAAATGCGTTTGAAACTGACGTTGTAAATACTTTTGTGCTTCCGCCTGTTTGACCATCAAATACTAATTGGTTAGCTACTACTTCTCCTGTTATTTGAAAGTTTGTACTACTTGCTAATTTATCTGCACTACCTGCTCTACCACTAACTGTACCAGTTACATTTCCTAATAAATTACCATTAAACGTAGTTGCATATATTCCTAAGTATTTGTTAGCTGAGTTACCAATATTCCTCACGTTTGGTGAGTCTGGTGCTATATTTTGGGTAGTTAAAATTCCGTCAATATCAAATGATCCGCCTACATTTAAATTTCCTGCAATTCCTGCGCCGCCTGCAACTACTAAAGCACCGTTACCAAAATTTGTACTAGATGTTGTTCCATCTACAAATAAGTTTCCGCTTAATTTAATATTACCTGTTACGTCTAACTTTTCACTTGGAGCTGTGTTGCTTATACCAATATTAGTTGTTGAATCAATACGCATTGCTGTTTGTGTTGTACCAGCATTATTAACTCTGATATCGATATTACTTCCACTAGTGTTATGTGTAATAACACCTGCTTCGCCCTCAACTTCAATAGCAAGTTGGTTACCTGTTCCTAATAATAGTCCTGAATCATTTTTAATCTTAATTTGATGATTTGTTGTACTTACTGCATCGCCTCTTAAAAAGTTTACTGCCGCAACATTTGTGGTTCCTACTAGTAAATTTTCTGCAACTGTTGATGGTCCTACAAATTTAGGAGCACCATCTCCTGTAATATTAGTAGTACTTAAATTAATACCCGGACTTATAGTAGTAAACCCGTTAATAGTTGCTTTAGGAGTAAAACTATCTGCTGAAATAATTGCTACTGGTTTTGCCGAAACTTCTACTTGTACTGTATTATATGTAATATTATCTTGACCTACAATTTCAACTGGTTGAGCACCTGTTGTAAGCCCTCCTGAAAACTCAGGACCTATTAGTACCCATCCTGATCCAGTAAATAAATATAATTGTTGATTATCAGTATCAACCCACAGATCACCAACAACACTACTTGATGCCTCAGGCTGTGTTAATGCTTTCTTTAAACCACCCGATGCTACCCAGTTTGTTGCATCGTATACTTTTAATTGTTCACTACCAGGAGTATTATCGTACCAAATTTGTCCTTCAATAGGGTTACTTGGAGCAGAATTCTTTGCAAAATTTTCTAATAAGTGTAAAAAGTTTTCGTTAATTGCAGTACCATACGCTGTAGTACTTCTTCCTGGAAAACTTAAACTAGTTTGGACATTTAAGGTATTATCCTCAACAGTAATGCTTCCTTTATTTGATACATCTGTAAAATTAATAGTATATGGCATTTATTACGCTCCTGACAAACTCTGTACACGCACAGTATAATCTATTTGTATGAGTCTATTCAAAGATTTTTGTACTGGATGGAAAATTACATGAGTAATTAGTTTACCTGTTCCTCCTGGATCATAGCTTTTTAATCCTAACTCGTCAAATACATATGTGCTAGTTGCATCTGTAGCAGTATCAAATGCGTCTTGGCCTGCAGGTTCGCCATAATCTAATAAGCATGTTACAACAATATCGGTATAATTAGTACCACTTACGTGCCTTGTTTCTAGTTTATTTCTAACAGGGTCAGTATTGTTTGTGCTTAGATCATCAACAACCTTAGTAAAAGTTTGGTTATATAAGCTGGCATTTGTTCCAGTACTATTGGGCGTTAAATATGTAATAATACCTGTAGGATCTACACTAGTACCTCCATTACCAAAGCTCATTTCGTAAATGGGGCCTTTACCTGCGTTAGCTAAACTTTCAGCAAGTGCAATGCTCATATTTTCATAATGAATAGCATTACGCTTATCAATATAAATTTCGCCATTGCTAGGGTCAAATATCTTAATATGCCCTGTTATTGCTACTCCTGATTTATCATTTAATTTATCTGTCATTTTGTTTCTCACTGCTATGTGTATTTATTTGACTAGCTCGGTTACTTTCGTTCTAATAAACCTCGCAATGTCATTTTCTTGTCTACTTAGGCTAGTTCCAGGATCTGTCCAGAGTTTACCTTTTTTACGCACTATAATAATCTTCTGATTCTCTAACGGAGCAGTAGTAAGTGTTAAAGTACTAGTAGTACCATCTATACTAAACTCTGCCACACTAGTTGCATCACCTTCCGGACTGTCTAAGTCAGTAGCCGGATTAAAGATTGATATAGCGTTCTTCCTCATACGCTTACCTGCAACAAATACTTCAAATTCATTTATACTTTTTGGTATAAAGTCTAGTTCGTAAGCAGTTGATGTTCCGTCTGCTGTAAGTACTTGTGTAAGTGTTTCATCCATATAAGGAATATTTTGTCCAATACTCTGTTCTGTTACTGAGGATCCTGCTGGATAGGTTGTTTTAACTCCTGTACCTAACGTTCCTCTACGTATTTGTCTTAAAGTATTATTTTGTTTCACAAAGTATTCAATTCTTTCTCCATCAATAAACACTACTCCTGGTATTTTTGACGTTTTGTTAGGCGTTGGCAATTGACTTGCATCTAATAAATGTATTTTTAGATCTGACCAGTTAAGAGCCTGTGCTAACATATACTTATTCGAATCGTCCATACGCTTATAGTGAGTTCGGTTTAACATATCTTTAAACTGTCTAAATCCAAACTTTTGTAATGTTGGAGGAGCCGTAAAATGTATTAACTCAACTGTATCATTAACACTAATTGGTTTTGTTATTTTAATATGGTTTTTATCTTCAGTAACATAATAATCTATTACTGATGTTAGCTGTACTCCATTTAATACTACCCATACATATTTTGAATTATTAACTGGTTTACGTAACTTCACAAATCCGTTAGTTAATAGTGTATATTCTTGGAAATCTACTGTACCTTCTGATATTGAAGTTCTAGTAATAACATTATACTTAATACGCTCTATATCTTGGATATCGTGATTACTAAATGTAATTACTTCAACTGTTGCATCAAGAGCTGGAGCATTATCAAAATAGATTACTCCGGGAGTTGAGATAAACTTAGTTGAACTATCTGGTCCTGCTTCGATACCTACATACCCAAATGCATATTCGCCGTCTACTACTAAAAATATATCAAGTACTTGTCCTGCTGTTGATACACTAGGTACCATGTTAACTATATTACTAGATGAATCCCATTTATATTGAATGTTCCTTACCAACTTAATGCCATCTAAATAAACTTCAATATCTTCACCTCTAATGGTGTTAAGTCCTAATTGCCAGTTTTGTAATTGATATTGCAAAGAGCTTGTTATAATGTGTCTATCACTATATCCTGAATTTAATATAACTCCGTTAACTTTAACTATTGTTTGATTTGCAACAGGTGTGCTTCCTATTGGTGCTGTAGCCAACGTATAAGTTTTTGTACTTCCATCTGCTGTAAATGTTTGCGATGCAACTTGACTGAAATTTGTTCCTGTTGCATAAAATAATCCATAATCAATAACTGCATCTAGTGCAGGTGCTGTGTTAAATCTAATACCTGCATAGCCTTTATCAACTCCATAACTATCGCCTGCGGAGAAAATAGTGACTGACTGTGCAACTCCGTTAATATTAACAAAGTTTGTCATATTAGCTTGCCATTCTACATTAGTAATAAACTCTACTGAACTTCCATCACCTGTAAACTTATTAATATCCAGGATCTTCTGTCCTGCTTCTCCCAAAACTATTATATTCAGTAGTTTTCCTGTTACAGGCGCTGTTGTAAATGTAACAGTATTAGTTGTATAATTTATAGTATATGAACTTGGTGAAACTTTAGTATTATCAAGTCTTACAAATACTGCATCAGCTGAATTAGGATGTCCTCCTAAACTAAATGTATCTTTAGTACCATCAGTAAAATATACATCACTATAAATTGTACTACCGCCATCAACTGCACGATGTACTACTTTTAAATCCATAGTATCTAATATTTGCCCAGTAACTAACTCTTCCGGACCTTTGCTAGTAGTCGGTGTAACAAACAGGTCACCATCTACTACTATTTCAGAAGCCGCTATACCCCTAGCTGTATCATATAAAGTGGTGCCGCCATCAAGTAGTGTATCATAAGATGTAACATCAGGTTTAAAACTACCGTCACTAGTTGTTTTTCTTATTATAAACGTATCATCATTATTTGCAATAATTCCTAAATCTTGTAAATTTAATTCAGTTTGACCTGCACCTGTAATACTAAGCATCTTAGCATTTGGATTTGTTGCTTCACTTGAATCATTATAATAAGGATCATCAATTCTTACATTATTTTTATAAACGTTATAAGTAACTCCCGTTTGTAAAGCCGGTGACCATGTTAGTGTTGATGTTGACCCGTCTAATTGGAATATTATATCTTCATATGTATTATCATAAGTGTCAAATGTTTCTGTAAAGAACGGATCAGTATCCCAACCTGCACTACCTTCAAACCCAAAACTCTTAATTTCAACTCCGCCGTAATCAATACCTTCCATTAACTGCGAAATATCTTTACCTATCATACCCGTAGTAGGATTATAAAGTAAATTAATTCTATCCTGTGCATCTAGTAAGTTTGCATCTTTACTATATGTAACAGTTATTGCCGCTCCTGCTTTAGGCGGCGTAGTAAAATTAATTTGACCAATTTCTCTGTCATATCCTTTAGTAACGTCTTTAATATTTGTAAATGTATATTCACTTCTTAGTAACTCAATACCTGTTACAACTATTGTTGTATTTGTATTTTTTCTATCCATTGGCCATTTTAAATTGTATCTAAATTGAGTTCCGGTTCCTGTGAATGTCTCTGTTGTAGCAAGTGTGGTAATATGATAATTTCCGCTAACTCTATCAAACTTAAATTTAACTGTAGTACCTCTAGCTGTACCGTTTCCTAGAATAGCGGTTGCTCTACCAATCGTTCCTGTATCACTTAATCCGCCATCAAGTATAACTGTAGGAGCACTTAGATAACCTTTACCAGAAGTTAGTACTTCAATTTTACTTAATTTTCCGTTATTTAGATAAGCCTTTGCTGTTGCACCTGAGCCGCTGTTACCCTCAAATTTAATTACCGGTGGCAGGTTGTATAAAGTTCCTGTATGCCCAATTTCAACACTCTTAATTTCATATCCTACGTTTTCAAACCAATGTTTATCTGGATAGGATGTTACATCACGTTGTCCAAAAATTACTTCATTAGCTACCTTAGCTGTTGATGCTTCGATTCTTGTTGTTTCTAAACTATACTTAGGAGGTAAATCAAAGTCTGATACTGTAGTATTAGTTGGATCTACTTTTTCATATGAACTTACATATTCTCTAACTTTTGTCTTATAAGGCTTAACTTCATTAATGTATGTTTGATAACTTTCTAAGTTATCATTTTTAAATGTAACCTTTTGTGCTAACTCTCCTAAATTATGCTGTGCTTTAACAAAACTTGATTTAAATGCCCAATCAATATTTGGTTGTTCGCTAAATGCATATCTAATACTTGATAAGAATAATTTATTATATTCAACTTCTAGATTGTCAACAAAGATCTTATCTCTTAACGTTTCTAAAATTATTCTAGATTCAGTTACAGGCTGTGCATCAAAAAATACGGTATCGTAATTATTACTATCGAATCCTACTTTACTTTTTCCTACGTTATATAATGTCTCAGTAAACATAATAGTCGCATCTTGCTTACCCACTGTTTTATAATTTACTGTATAGTCGTCTGTAACTGTATTATTAATTTTTTCTAATAATAACCATCCACCTGATCCGATATTTGAAATCTTTACTATATCTCCTACATTATTGTTTAATCCTGATAGCAAATAACTTGCTGAAATTAAATCTGAAACTTGTGTAAAACTATTATATCCAGGAGCATACCAGTCTACATAATTCCAATAAAGATTTGTATCATATCTCTGACTTACACTCCTTACCCACTTAGTTCCTATAAGCTCATATATGCTCCATTTATTAGATACATTTGAGTCTGAACTAACTAGTGCTGAGAAAGGTCTAACCGTAAGTATAGTATTTGCATCGTATCCAGTACCTGCATTAAGAATATTTACTGTAGCAATTTGTCCAAGTTCGTTTAGTGTGCATTCTATTTGTGCATCTTCACCTATGCCAGTAACTGTAATTTTTGGACCTTTTCTAGTACCACTAGTGTAGGTAGAATCTATATAACCTCTGCCGGCATCTGTTATTAATATTTGAGTTATTGAGCCGTCTATCACTGTAGGTGTTAGTGTAGGAGTCTTTTTATTTCCTATTCCGACAAATGCTACATCTTCCATTGTATCAGCTACTACATCATATAGTTGTGTACTAGTACTTGGTGCTGGATCACTTTTAACTAAGTTACTAATATCAAACTCGTCAACGATTATATTCTTTTTTAGTACATCATTAGCTCTTTCAATAACTTGCTTTAACGCTTCTGCTTTGTTTATAAACAATCCTTGTCTAGGTCTATCCTGTATTCCGTATTTTAATTTAACACTTAATGCAGGATCAGGTACTAACCTGTCTTTAACATCATATCCAATTAAACTATCAAACCACTTACGTTCAATATCTCTATTCGGTTTACTATTTGCAACACCTTGTGCAATCATTTGATATTCATTATGTATATTTTGATTTTTATTAGTAGTTGTCCAATAGCGTATATTTAAAGCTATATTCTTATCTTCCATTAAAGGTGCTACATTATATAATGCAAGTCTATCTTTAGACATAAGTGCGGCAAATTTATATCCCGAACCTGCAGGATCTTTAATAAGTTGTTGTACAGCACTTGCACTTAAATTTCTAAAATCTACATTTGGTGTAGTTTTCTTATTCAATGTCCAAAAATAATATTTTGTTGATGTTGAATTAGAAATCTTATCCCAAACTAATTGCTGACTATAAGCGGTATCACCATATTTTGATAATCCACTTATTCCTTGTGCTATACCTTCCTCAGTATCTGCTAAAGTGTCCCATTCACTTGGAAGTACATCTGACTCAACCCATTCCCATATTGCTATATCTGTTCCTGGAAATACTTCTGACCAAAAATTAGTTTGATATGTTATATCATTTTGATAATAATTGTAATACTTTACTGCACTTAGATCCCACCATAATTTACCAACTGTATCGCTTGTCCATCCGCCATATGTGTCTACTACAACACTTGCATCTCCTATATTATAGGATGCAGGATCATAATATGTTTTAAAACTTAATTCTTGTTCTGCCGGTCCTGGAATTTTTCCTTGTACAGGATCAATTAAATCAATATCAGAAACAAGTGTATTAGTTTTTGTATTATATATAAATGCACCTTTAATATTAGATAAGTCAACCTGATCAAGTGGACTTCTATGTGTAACCCATGCAGTAGTACCAAGAAGTTTTCTATAATCAACTACCATACCTTGGTACGTATTATAATCTGTCATATGAGGCATACTAGCATAAACATGATTATTGCTTACTAATATATTTTTACCAAACATCATAGAATCTGAATCATCAAACATAAATTCTTCAGCGTATACTAACGTTTCGTTAATTCTTTCGTAAGTGTAAATGACTCCACTATCCATCATTACTGTTTTAAACTTAGTAAATTTATTATCAAAGTAAGTAGTGTCTGAGTCGTATGTTGTTGGTTTATCGATATTACCTTGTAAAGATGTAATAGCTAAAACATTTCCATCAAATCCTAAAGCAGTACCAAACTGTTCAGCGACTTCATTATTGTGGCTAGTTAGCGTTTGAGATAATGCAAATGTTCCTGCTGTTTGCTTATAGATATAAACTTTACCTTGAGTACTTGCAACTGAACTATTATAAGGCTCTCCTATAGCAATCAAAGTGCCGTCTGCACTAATTGATATTGCATCGCCGTATCCAGTAAGTGTATCAGTACTTACATCAGTATACGGTGCAGTAATAGTCTGAGATATAGTAAATTGTCCGTTAACCTGTCGATAAACGTTTACTGCTCTAGATCCTGTACTGTCATTACCTTGGATTTTGGTACTAGTAATTAGTACTTGTCCTAATTTATCCTGATCAAACTTTCTAGCAAAGTCTCTAATTCCGCCTTGTGGTGTATAAATCCCTTCTCCTATAACTAATTGTTCCGGAGTACTTGGTATATACCCAACATGCGTAGTAGTACTGGATAGCTTAGTCCAATTTGCTATAGTAAATACTGATCCGCTAGCGATATTTTGCTTTGCACTATATAACTCTTTATTGTATACTACTATTTCATTTATTTTATAAAAAGTAGATATATTAAACTCGCCTCTAAACAACGGATTAATATCTAACTGCCAATCGTAATCTACAAAGGTGTCTCCTATAGTATTTTCACGTCCGTGTTTTATAAAATGTATACTACCTGGATTAGACTCTGTATTATTACCATTTGAAGCAATAGCAACTCTATACAAAATATTAACTCCGACACCAGTTTGTGTTATTTGTAATTCATCGCCAAACTTTTTAAAATTTTCTCTTTCTGGAATAACGTAGGAATTGTTATGTTCAAATTGATTAACTTCGCTTATTGAATAAACAGAGATCATACCTTCTTGTGTTAGTCCACTTCCTGTAGCATTAGAAGTATTGCTTGCAACTAAGTTATTAACTTGTCCCCAGTCATTATTATTACTAGAAGGAATGTTAGCACCCCTAGCGATACCCTGTAACGTAATTTCATTATAGATCCAATATTCTTTGTCTACTAGTTCTGTTGTTGCAACGTTAGCAAAGTTTGTTGCTTCTGTAATAATAAATATTTTACCAACAACAGATGTACCTAAGGATACAGCTTTAACTTCTCCCATAGTTCTATCTGGTGAGCCCTGTCTAATAATATCAGTAGTTTGACTCCAGTCATCACCTAAGCTCCATGTTCCTGTAACATTTTTTACGTAAATCCTTACATCGTTAAACTGTCTTTTATAAAACACAACCTCAGCAGTAGCACCCGATGATGAATCTCTAACTATACTACCAATTGCAGGTTCAAATGGTAACTGATTAAGTGTACTAAAGTTATCAAATACAAAGTCGATATATCCGTCCCATACATCAGCAATAGTATGTTGCTTATTAAGTATATCAAATGTAAATGCTGTACTTGTTAAATCAACTTGGCCGCTTTGATTATCAACCTTAAGATAGAAGTCATCACCTGTAGTCTTTGTATCTGAAAATGCTTTAGGAACTCTTATTGCCCACTGATTTGAAGGTTGTACTGCAAAAACTTCTCCAGGATCGCCTTCATATGTAAAACTTTCAATAAATGATATCTGATCATTTAAACTAGTTTTTGTTCCAATAGCTTGTATATTATCTTGAATATTAAAATAATAGTTTGGTGTTCTAGCAGAACCTTGCTTAATAACATCTACATATATTAAACTATGTCCTGGATCTACAAATATGTTTGAACTATCTGCTGATGTTTCGTATGCAGGTGTTGTTATCATCCAATATCCACCAACATTGCTTGAAGGATTTACATAGTCTTCTGTATAATCTCCTACAGTAATATCTTCTATGAATAACTGTCCGGTTGATGCAAATGTTCCATTAACATCTTTAACATAAACTATCGCCGATCCGTCTGCATCGCCAACATAAGCTACTGTACCACTTGCAACTGCACTGTTTACCGTTTGTCCTACACCTGGTAAGTTTTGGAACGTTGCAATATGTAAAACATTTTCAACTTTATGTACAATAGGATGAGTAGCACTTAAAAATGTACCTGTTATCTGTGGGAATTCTCCATCAAACGGTTCAACACTAACGTTACTTCCTTGAATGTTTATGCTACTGTAATTATTCCAGTTTAGTACAATACTGTCTCCTGCCTGAGAGCCTTCATATGCTTGTTTAGGAGCTCTAACTAATAAGTGTGTTGTATTTGCTTTACTATTAAGTTTATAGTTGCCTGTTTGTAGTAAGTTAAGCAACGAACTATCAGTGTCTGTTACTATATCAGCATACGAATCAAAAGTAGTATACGGAATAGACCCAACTGCACCGTCAATAACTGCTATTGCTTTAAACAAGTTAGGACCATATTTTATTATATCATTTTTATTATAATTACTACCCTCAACATATTCTCCTTTAAATGCTGTCTTTACATTACTTGCATGCGGAGATCCAATAATTAAATATTTTCCGTCTGGACTAAACGAAAGGCTTTCACCAAACTTTTGTGATGTAATTTCTGTGCTTCCATCATACGTATCAACATAGGTTGAAGGAGCACTAATTGTTTGATCAAATATTAAATTATTTGCATCACTAGAACGTTTGTAAATATGTACTTCTCCGTTTCCTTTATCAGGAATACCAACAGCTAATAATGTATTAGATTCGTTTACGGCAATACTATGTCCAAAATTATGTTGGGTACTATCTAAAGCAAGACTACTTTTAAGTGTTTGGGCTTGAGAATACACAGGAGAATTTTTAATAACTTTCCATTTACCTGTATCATCGTCATCAACCCAAATAACTTCTTTTGATTGTAAATCTTTAGTGCTAAGATTATTAGCTTCAGATAATGTAGTAACTCTTTGTGTTGCAAACTTTGTTATAATTCCATTTAGGTTAGTAAGTGATGATAATTTTTCCCAATCAGCAAGTTCTGATGTTAATTCAATCTTATTATTAAAAACATCAGTAATAGTATAAAATGCTTCTACTGTTGTTGCTGTTGTATCAGTGCCTACAATTTGATCTATATTGTAAAGACCTATAATATCATTAATAGCAAGATTAACTGTCCTATCACAGTTAAGTGTAATAGTTTGAGCTTCCTGTGTTATTGATTGAACTATTATATTGCTATCAATATGTTTTAGCACATCCCATGTTAGATCATCTGTTGCTACCCAGACGTATGATCCCTTGTCTAAATCGCTAGTAGCAAATCTCATTATTCCTGCAGGGGTCGAAACTGCTCTGTTAACGTCTTCGCCGGTAACATATCCTACTGTTTTTACATATTCATCATTCAAAAATTTTGTTGGAAGTCTATTTGTTTCATAATCTTTTGGCTTTAAAAATACATCATAATGCGGAATTCTATATGTCAAATCAGTTGATGCTGTTGGTAATACACTTACCAATTCAATAGGCTGAGGTTCTAGTCTAAATTTAGATTCGTCTAATTGGTATTCAATTTCTTCAAACCCGTCACTTGCACCATATTGTGCTGACTTAATTGCCCACTCTTCAAAAAAGTCAACGCTATCTTTATCAGCACTTGCTAAACTATCAAATAACTTATCAATCGCATTCCTTGTACCCTTATCCGCTATCATCCCCTGATAAAATTTGTATTGACTTACTTCATCGTTAATAATATTTTCTAGATACTGCCTTTTTTGATAACCAATTAGATGTTGTGCCATTTTTTGTTGATCAGCATCAAAATTATCTGAATCAAGATCGTAGAAATCAGCAAACTGATTAATTTTATAATCAAAGTTTGGCATTAACTTTGGATTAGGCTTTTGTTCTAGACGTGCCCATTTTAACGGATCAAATATTTCTGCGCCAGGTACATCACTATTAGCAGTATAATAAAATTCTTTGTACTTAACTATATCGCCTATAGAGAAGTCAGTCCATTGTGTCCAGTTTAGTATTATAGCAGAATCAAATATAAATCCAGGAATATTTAAACTACCGTCCCAACCTGCGGCAACATATCCAAGTACTTTAATTCTTTCTTGCCTATAACCTGTAGCAGGACTATATATTACATCTTTAAATACTGAGCTATTATCTAAAACTATAACATGTTCAAGTTGTACTGTTGGAAGAACTATGTGATACAATCCATCAGCAGTATTTTTAAGTTGTACAACAAAATTTCCTGAATCTCTATTAAGCCTTGTTAATTCTTCAGTTATTTTTTCTCCACTAGCATTTAAAATGCTGTAATCATAAAAGCTATCATACAAATTATCAATAACTGAATACTTTGAATTAAATTCTAACTTTGTAGCGGAAGGACTAACTGATAATACTGTTCCGGCTGCCCAGTTCTGTGTTGTAAAATATAAAAATTCTTTTGTACTTAGTTTCCAGTCTTCAACAATTTGTAATTCTTTATTATAGTAATCAAACTTAAATCCTACAGACTCTAAGTATTTTCCGTAACCAAGTAAGAAGTCAACAACATCCTGAATACTTTCAAGTAGTGTACCATAAGGAACAACAGTTCCTTTATTATCAAAAGACTTTCTATATACTGCGGTAACACCGCCAGTAGTAGGAAGTTCAACTAACGACTGGAAATTATTAGCATCAAATGAAGTAGTACTAGTGTGATTCTGTTTGACTCTATAGAATTTATTACTATCTCTAACATTAGTACCTACTAAGTACCTTTGTCCTGATGCCCACTCTAAAAACGATTCTGATATACCACCAACATTAATATTTGGGTCGCTTATAGTTTGTTGTGGCTCGTTATATGTAAATGTTGGATTTGTAGTATCATATCCTCTAACTATAAATCCTTTTGTAGCTTTTTCAATCATTACACCGCTATAAGATGCTACTGACAACGGAGAACTTTTATTAAGAAAAATATTATAATTTTCTGCTGGAAGAAATACATTTCCTTTATTAAAAGGAGTTCTACTATCTAATATAAATTTTAACTTATCTTTATCAGTAAAAGATCCTAATTTAATACCTAACTGATTTTTAATTAATTTAAAACTTTCTTTATATGTTTCAAAATTTGTTGTTGCTTCGCCGTTTAGGTAGTCAACAATATAGTTAATTAATCCTGATGTATGTGTTTCTGTTGTATCTGTTATTAATGTAGGATAAACTAGGCTTTTTGACGATAATGCTGTACCTGATGTTTTGTATATCCACTGATTTGATAACGACTTTATCATTCTAGATGTGTCAAATCCTAATCCCATTACTTTATGAGGTTGATTTAGTACCCAAGACTTAATTAAACTAAACGGATATTCACCACTTCTTCTCCAAGCAGTTTCTGTCGGAGCTTCGTCTCCAAATTTAAAACTTGATGAAATATTAGGTGATACATAACCTGAACTATATCCAGCTTCTTGCGGACTTAAAAGTTGTCCACTTTCATTAACAGGAATATTTTTAAGTAGATCTTTCCTCTTATACTTCTTAATAATTTCTATTGGTACTCCTGGTGATTTAACTCTGCCTTCTTGTAAATCTTCCCATAGAACTAAATTGTCGCTTGTATATGGTGCTGATCCATATACAGACTCCCACCAAGTGGGCATTATTGTAAAGCCTAGCATCTCCCAAGGATGTGTATGAGGTCTATCTGTATCATACGCATTTTTATAAACAGCTCTCCAAAATCCTGGTAAGTTTTTATTATCTCGGGTTGACATGCCTGTATAATTCCATGTAAAACTATTAGATCTATCATAAAAACTACTACTACTGGTGTAATCAACACCCCCTAAACTTTCTGTCCATTGTACAAAGTCACGCATCATTGCCGAGTCAATCTGTACTTTACTAAACTTTGTATCTCTTCTTATACTAGGAATATAGTCATGTATATCTAATCTTGTAGTATCATATGTTGCTTTAATATTATTAAATATTCTTTTTTCTAATTCTAGTAATAACTGATCTCTATAATCCATATATGCTATTGTTTTACTACCGTCATGACCTTGTATTACTCTAGTAGTAGTTTGATAAGTGCTATCATCAATTATCTCTGGATAATATGTAGGATATAATCCTAACTTACTAGGAGTTGGTGGAATATAACTACCGTCTGTATTTTCGTATTCATATATTTCAATTAAATCATCTTTGGCTTTTGTTGCTGTTATAACAGCAAATCCGTCTGTATTAAATGTGTAATCTTTATTATGTATTAATTGAATACCATTTTTATATATTAATACTGCCTCTGAAGATAAAGAACTTAAACTATGTGCCTTACTTAAAGAAAAGAAGTTATTTTCTGTATCATATACAGAAAACTCTAAACGTTTAAATCCTTCTGAGGGGATCATATCACTAAAATAGTAAGGGTCTGTGTTTATTTTATTTTTACTAACTTCTTTTAATATTAAATCAACATGTTGTTTTATAGGTCCATCATAACCTAATGTATCAGCAATCTGTATAAAGGATCTTTTAAATTTTCTATACTCTTTTCTAGCATAGTCAATTGCCTTAATTACGTTTGCATCTTTATCAGTAGCATGATATACAGTAGTGTTAGGAGACCCTGCATATTGTAAAAATTTTCTACCATATGAAGATATATTACCTAGGTTTGCAAGATTACTTGGTCCCGGAAACATTCCTACAAATCCCGGTAAGTCTTCAATCATAGTATTAACATGATCGTTAACTTCTCCTAAAGTAAAAGTACTAAGATTTTCATTTTCTGGATTCTTTTCCATTGAGTGTGGAAATTCGTAATATCCGTTAGCATTTTTAACTGTATCACTATTAGTCTTAATTATCACACTACTATTTGCAGGAATTGCTTTTGAAAATCTAACCGTCTTAAATCCATCGACATCTACAAGTGTATAATCAAATCTCCATTTATTATTAACTTGAACTGCACATTTTAAATCTGTTAGTGTACTACTGTTATTATATACATCAATATTAAAATCTGTTTGGGCTGTAATAACATCATACTGTCTAATAACTTTTGAAATCGTATTTGTACTTGCTTTTTTCCATCCGTTGCAATAAGTAAAACTATCAATGTCTGTATATATTCTATAAAATCCTACATCACTATTTTTTAATAACGGAGTGTTATTAACCTGATAACTAAAACTATCAGTTACTAGATTAAAATCAAAAGTTATATCACCAACGTTTTCTAAAGCTCTATAAGTAATTGGAAACCCTAATTCAACATCGTTCTTTCCTGTCCCTACTTTATAGCTAAAAATTTTATTACCTGCAAAATTGCTTACTGGATATGTTGTAGAATCAGTAAAGCTAATTCCGTTGTTATCAAATAATTCAAATAATGGTTGTTGGTTTATTTTTGTTTTAAGCTGAGCAACTTTCCAAGTAGTTCCATCGTAGTAATATTGCTTACCGGCATTAGTTCCTTTAGTAATTAATGCAACTTGATTAGTAATTGGTAACGTATCAGTTTCTTCAACTAATGCAATCTGTGATACAGTTGAATTATGTTTGATCATTTTAACTTTATAAATTCTATCTTTTACAAGTAAGTCTGGATCAGCTGTAAACAAAATACGCATATTATTAGTAACATCAACACCATCAATGTTATATCCTTCTCTACCATTTATAGTAGAAAATACATCAGTAGTAAAAGTATCAATTAGATCTACATTTTCGGCCTTTGCTTCTGTACCAAATTGATGTAATTTTATTCCTGCATTAAATTCAATAATAGGACGTTTTGCTCTTGCACTTTGATCGATATTGAATATCTGCCCGTTAAGTGATGCTGTTTTTTCAAGAACTGATTTATGAAACCATCTATTATTTCTAGTCCAAGCATTTTTATCAGGAGAACTTCTATTAATAACAACATAATCTTTAGTAGCGGCATATGAACTAGCAGTGCCGTATGGCAAGTTATCAAAATTATTTGCATCAAATAATACTTCTACATCTGCTGAATATGTTTGAGGTATTACTAAATCAGTATTTTTTATTAATATAATTTTATCGCCAACACCTTCAACATACCAAGATCCTGTTGCATATTTTTCAGGAGTAACTGTACCTGTAAAATTTAGCTTCATACCATTCATTAATTCGGTACCATTTGCTGAGGTATATGTTTTTTTACCTAGTATATCAGTCGCAACATCAATAGATGTATTTGATTCAATTTCAGCAATTCTAAATGTTCCGCCTGTGTTAACATCGGTTTCTGCTACATAGTATAGTCTGTCAGGTGCATTAATAGGAACAGTAAATGTAACTACACCATTATCAACACCAGAATTAGTAATACCAGTTGAATATTCATTATCGCTTTCGATCAATCTTGAAGTTCTAATTGTAAACGGAAGACCTGGTGTGCTTACATCAAATATATAAGTTTGGCCTCTATATAATTCTAATGTAGGATTCTGTGCTAGGTTGCCGTTGAATGCATAACCTTTATTACCAGCATTGTCAATACTATTTACAGTATATGTACTTGTCACTTCATCAGACTGTCCAAAAATTGAAATTGGTGCTGGTCCGCTTGGTAGCCAATAGTATTCACGGAAGTTAGTAAGTTTATCCCAGTCTACACCCGAGTCCCATGCATAATATTCTTGGCTATTAAATAAACTTTCGTTAGAAGTAGTACCTCCTAATATATCAAGCTGATTTCTAAAATCGTTATAGTCTTTATAAAATGAAACGTTATTTAATAAATCCTTAGAAACTAATGCAGGTTCTAATTGGTAATTAGTTCTAGTAGTAGTTACATCACCTAAGTAATTATCGCTAGGACTATATGCAGGTGCTGTCTTTCTACCAAAATATCCGTTTAATTTTTTAGCTGTTCCCGGAGAAGTAATTTGATCAATTGTAGATCCTAAAAACTTTTCATTTGTGTCTGATCGGAAATATTTTGGTAATAATTCTGACGTTCTTCTTTTACCTGGTTTTCCATTAAATGGAAGTGGATAGTCTTTTTGATCATCGTACGCCATTAGTAGCCATACCCTCCGCCTGAGCTACCCGAGCTACCCGAGCTACCTGAGCTACCTGAGCTACCCGAACTGCTTGAACTGCTTGAACTGCTTGAACTGCTTGAACTGCTTGAGCTTCCAGAGTTAATTGAGGAATTGTATGATGTGCTAGAACTTTGTATTCCGGTATTTGCTGTTTCTGTACTTGCTGTTATAACAGTTCCTGATGCTTTTAACCTAGTTGCTGTAATACTATCTATTATAGTTACATCTGAAACGGTTGCACCACTTATAAAAATTTCATCTGACTCTGCTTTAATCTCATATAATGAACCAAATGCTTGAGTGTCTTCGTTTGGAACAATTACTATAGAGCTAATATTAGGTGCATTTTGATTCATTATATATGTTGATAGTTCTGAGAAGTAAAAAGATTCTCCAAACTCCCAATTTTCTAAACTAAAATATTCATTCATTGCATTTATTACATTTGATTTAATTTCGTTATCATTTGTAACTGTTTCTGTATTTTTTACTATTTTAAAAGTTGCTTGCAAACTAGTCTCCGCTGATTCACCAAAAAGTATTTTATATTTTACCGGATGATAGATTACTTCATCACTTATAGACTTAATCTTATCTAGTTCAACACCGTAACTTCTGTATAGCTGGTCACTACTAGGTGGTAGCGGCTGTGTAGTAACATCTCCATTAAGCCACTGTCTATAAGTAATATCATACAATCTAGTTAGTAAGTAAGTGTCTATTAAATTTGTGCTACTAGGATCAATCCTTTTATTATTATCTGCGGCATGCACATATCTAAATTTTAAATTTGGTCTTCCTAAGAATGCTTTATAAGTTGATATTTGTGTTAGTATAAGTTTATTTGCTGATAACTGCTTAAATAACCCTGTATCAATGTAATAAAATACTTCATTAGCATCATAAGAACTATATGCCCCCATTGCTGATTCAGATGTTAAAACAGTAATATTTTCAACACTAGTTGTTACATATTTAAAATCTTCTACTCCGTCGGTTGTAGTATATAGTTTTTGAAAAATATATTTTGTAGTTGGTGCAACTGTTTCTGCTACAATATCAATAAACGAGTTTGGATTATCTACTACTCCGTCATCATCTTCGTCAAAAAATCCAACCTCTATTTTTTTAGTATCAACATAGCCATCCACATCTCTATACTCTTTTGTAATTTCCCAATTATAATCTGTTGTAAACGGTGTAGTTGACCCCGGCTGAGTATTAATACTTAGAACTTCAATTTTATCTTTAATAATTTTTCCTGTTTTATTATCATAAATCTTATCACTACTATCATAATAAAATTTAATCTCAGTATCGCTTTCAAAAACGTAACGCAATGCACGATATGTAATATCATATTTTTCACCATCAGTCTTAAACCATAGTAGCCAACTTGCATCTAGATTTTGGCTACTAACATCTCCAGTTTTACCTGTGCTAAATGCATTAGTAGTATTAAGATTTACTTCTGTAATAATTCTCCACTGTCTAGTAGATACATCGTATCGTAGTCCAAACGTGTTATTTGCAAATGCTTGGTCAATAATTTGTGTCTTAACAGAATCAAGTATTTTTGTACTAAGTTTAGGTCTAACTTCAGTGAGTAATGCATTTGAAGGAATGCTATCGTTTAGTACGATAGGTCCTAACCCAGTGGTAGTATTTGTAGTACCGTCACCGTTTACGCTAGTTACTTTTACCCATTTGTAAGATAAAGATCCTGGATGATTAGGTGACCCTGCCATTAGTGTAGTTTTATCTCCAACCATAAAATGAAACCCTGTAGGTGCTTCAAATTTAAGTAATGAGCCTGCTTCAATTAATCTAAGATTGTTAGCTGTAAAAGAACCAACTTTATATTTTGCATCAGTTTCGTCTATAAAATATCCCGTTCCTCTATTAGTGTCTGTAGTAACTTGTACCCATTCTGCTTTTAAATCTGATGTAATAATTTTTGTAAAATTAGTAAGGTAATAATTTAAAACTCTTCTATCTTTTAAAATTGGTTCTACTTTATTTGTAATAGCACTTTCAATATCTGTTTGGGTAGTATATGAAAAACTATCTTTTTTAACTAATTCTTCTTTATATACAATTCCGTCATTAGCAAACAAATTAGTACTGCTGTACTTTCCAGTAGCATCTAATAAATCGTAATATCTACTAATTCCACTTGCAAATCTATTAACCGCTTTTACTTTAATAATATCTTGACTTACTCCTAACGGAGCAACATTATAATCTTCACCTGTTATCATTCTATTTTGTGTATAATAAGTTGAAGGGGCGTTACGTTTAATACTTTCGTTTGATTCACTTGTACTACTATTAGCTATTGTATATTTTAATTCTAAGTTAAGTGTAAGAGTTTCAATAACATTTGCTCTACTTAAATAAGGTACCCTTACCTGTATTCCTGTCAGGTCTTGTGGCTTAATTACATATCTTTGGTTATTACTAGTTCTATAAAAAACCTTAAATACACCTTTTGGTAGTTCTCCAAATGTTCCATCGGAAAATACTAAACTTACTCTATCGCTTACTCTAGTAAGCACACTATAAATTGTTCTAATTTTTTTACTAATACTATTATAGATAACATTGTTTCCTTCAACAGCTTCAACTTTAGTCCAATACTCTGACTCTTGTCCTGTTGAATCTAATTTATATAACCATACATCATCATTATTAATATTAGTTGCATCAATATCTATTATTTGATTTGTTGTTGGATTATTAACAACAAATTGACCACTGTCAAGTGATCCTTGTTTGAACATACAAAAGAATCCTGTATTACTACTTGACGGTCCTTTGCCATCATCTTTGAATAGATATGCAAAACTATTTGCAGTTAACGGAATTTCTTCTTCAACACTTTTTAAATCTGCATTTATATCTGTAGAAACAACTTCGAAATCTAAACTAGATCCTTGTACTGTTTTATTAAATCCATACTTTGGAATATCTGTGTTAACTGCATTAAATCTATACTGCTGATGTGGTACTCCGTCGACTGTTTCTTTTTTTAAAGGTCTTCCAAATGTTCCATTAACAGGTAGTGCTGAATTCATTATTTTAATAAACTGTTCGTACCAATCAGTATTAGTAGGATCATTCCATTGTATTTCTTGATTAGCTAAATTAAAATTATTACTATCTACAACTTCCTCTGATGTAGATATACTAGTAACTTTAAGTAAACCTTGTGCGGCTTGATTTCGCTTTGGATTGTAAGAAAGTAACCGTGCCAAACGGAGAACTGATTCTCTACGCTCTGCTAATTCTAAAAAGTTTTCTCTTGCATTTAAGTCAATACGGAAGGAAATATTTTGTCCTAAAAACGCAATTAAATCAATTAAAGAAAGGTATTCACTAGATTCAATATAATCATTAAAATCTTCAGGATAATTAGTCCTAAGATATGATATCATTGTTCGTCTTAGGTTATCAAAGTCGTAACTTTGAAAATCAGCATTACGAAAACTTTGATAAACTCGCTTCCAATCTTCTGCTACTAATAACCTATTTTGTCTATCTGTTGTTGACATATATTACCTTCCTTCACTCGTATGTATTTATTGGTTTAGGATAACTGCGTAGTTTATTACGATATCAAACCATTAGCTTCATCAAATGTTAAACGCATAGATTCTGATATATTATAAGGAAGATATGTAAGATCAATTTCTATTTGAATTCCAGTTTCAAAAGAGTCAACTGTAACTTGGTTCACTTGTGTACGTGGATCATAGTTTACAATTTCAGTAACATTTTTTGCTACTGCACTTCTTAATTGATCTGTCATCGGTTCAAAAAGTACTTCCCAAATAATTGTTCCAAATTCAGGATTCTCTAATTTTTCACCTTGCCTAATATGAAAGTAATTAATTAAGTCCTGTTTAATTAATGCAAGATCATATAATGTAGTTGAACTATTTTCAGGGTTTACTGAACTTAGACCTCTATATGCTTTAGATGTTGAAGTTGATAAATTAGGTGACTTTGATCCTGTAACCTTTATTCTTTCAAAAATATCTTTTTCTAATGTGCTCATAACGTATTTACCTACTTAGGTTGTTGTACTTTCTGTACCTGTTGAGGTTGCATTAACAGCAAGTTTGTTTGCGCCAAATAACGGTTTATCAAATTCTGTCGGTATATCCCAGTTTCTTTTAACATTTACAACATATTGGCTTGTATTTGAAACACTATATGTTGATACCTTAACATCGTTTCCTTGATTTCCGCCAAGTACCTTAAGTTTATTTGTTTTAGGATCTGCACCTACTACAAACCCAATATGTCCGCCTGAACGCTTTCTTGATTTAAAAACTACTATATCTAAATAACGAATTTTGTCAAGCGTTCTCCAATCAACTTCAGATCCATATGTTCTATATGTTTGGCTACCCATTGAACGCAAGCTCTCAATGCCGGAAGTTTTTAATGCCCAACTTACAAATGCCGCACACCAAGCATTTGCCATAGAACTTCCATCGCTTTGATATGATAATCCGCATACTTCATAAGTTGCTAAAATATTGGGATTTCCTGGATTGCCTCTTTCCTTCCAATCTCCAATAATAGAATTTTCTAATATTGCTTTAAGTTTAGCATATCCAGGACCTGAAGGAACTGGTCCAACATCTGCATAAGCTATAGGAGATCCTTTATTTGAATTTACACCTCCTATAGATTGAGGATAATCGCCTTCTAAATTTGCTTCTGCTCCTGTATAATTAAATCTACCTGTTTCTAGATCTGTAGCTTGATATGTAAGATCAGATATTGCTCTTGGCCTTACTACCTTTACTTCTGGTATAAAAACATTACACATTAAAATGGTCCTTTTTGTCGTTCTTGGGTACCGCCTGCATCTTGAACATTTTTATTAATATTAGCAGTTTGTTCAGCTTGAGGCTCTTCTAACCAGGAGTTATCAAGTTGTCTACGAAATGCTAAATCTTTAGGATATGCATGGTCATACCCTCCTGGATTAATAGCTAATCTTAAATCACCTAGTATACCTTTACCTCTATTAGGTTTATATCTTTCCAAAAGAAATTGTGCGGCAATATCACAACTAGTTACATAGTCACTTTTTAATGTATCTGGATTATCTAAAATTGTAACACCGAAAGGATTTTTGTTTGTTTCTGCACCTATACCGGATCCTGGAGGACCGTCTTTTAATGCTTCGTCTATAAGTCCTGCTTTTTTACCAAATCTTTCATAATTATCTCTACCAGTTAGCTGTATAATTCCCCTACCAATATAGTTTCCGCCATCACCATCAAATTGGTTACCTAACTCTAGACCTTTTTTATTATTATTACCGTATACTAATTCAAAGAAAGAAGTTTTTGTAGATTTTGCTGAAGTTAAAGCACCCTCACTAACCCCTCTAGTTGCTGTTTTAAATATACTTCTAATATAGCTATTAGTATTATTACCATAACTTGCTTCTTCTGCTGGAAGTAAATTACTTTCAGTATTACATACTGCAATAATTGATAGTAATGTTTCGTCGTCTGTAAATCCTGCGGCTCGCATACGTGACGCTAATATTCTACCTCTTTCACGCTTATCACCTGTAATAGGTGCGCCTGTTGAATTTCTAGTTCCTGTTTTTCTTCTATCAACTGTGTCAAATTCTCCATACTTAGCACCGTATTCGTTCTTTGCAGTACCCGGAGTATAATATGTTCCGCTTGTACTAACTCCAACATCGCCAGCATCATTAGTTTTTGGTACAATTTTTGGAGTTGGCTTTCCAAAAACAGGCACTCCAATTTGTTTTGCAAAAGTATCGGAAATACGTGGAACATATGTTTGCTCTTGGTGTGTATTAGCTATAGTTTTTTCTGGTGTATATAGTACTGGATTTAAATGTTCATGTTCGTACCAAGGTTCATGTTGTGGCACACGAGCCGCTTGATCTGCTAATGCAGGAGGTTCAGGAGTAGTTGGTGTTGGTGCAATAGGAACTACTGCTACTTCTGCTTCAGCCGCCGCCGCCAGCGAAGCAATAGCACCATCTGAATTTAAATCTATTTGTCCTGCTGTTACTTTAATTGCAGTTCCACCATTCATATCAATACTTGTAGTTGACGAAAATTTTGTTGCTTCAGCCCCTAATATATCTAATGTATTTTTACTATGAATCCTCATACTAGCAGTACTTTCTACTGCCATTTCACCCTTAGACTTTATATCTATTTCGCCCTTAGTTTCAACGTGTAAATCTGTACCTAAATGTATATGTCCTTCTTTATCTGCATTTAAATTAAAGTTTTTAAACGCATCTATATTCACATCTGCTCCTGCTGATCCAATGAATATGTTAGAAGCTGATAGGAAATTTGAATTTTCTGTAGAAGAATAAGTTGCATTTCCTTCAGCATGTTGGGCAATATTCTCACCAGCCGCTACTTCATAAGCATCACCTACATTCCATAATGCATTTGATCCTGCTACAAAGTTCATGTTAGATCCTGTTGTAGCTTTAATATCTTTACCTACAACCATATTCATATTTTTACCAGCAACAAAATTGATATCCCTATCTGCTGTAAAATTTAAATCATTTTGTGTATGTACACTAATACTATCTGCGGCGTAAATATCAATTTTACCGTTTGATGTAAGCTCAATCCAGGCAGTACCTTTTGCATTTCCTATATAAATTAAATCTTCTGTATTATGCATTAATAATTGGTGGCCTGTACGAGTTCTTAGTCTTAATAATTCGTTAGCAGGTAATGTAGGATCTCCTCCTGTTTCAGCTGCCTCAAGACTTGCATACTCCATTGGCGAATCTTCAGCTTTGCCTTTTCTTAAAAACTTGTCATCTCCGTCATCCATAACAAAAGACGAGCCACCTAGTCTATGAGTATGCATACTAGCTTTAGCGCCAAACGGACCTAATCCATCTTTAGGTGCATTTTGTCTCTTGTCAAGAGGGCCACCTGTACTAATACCAAATACTGCACTAGGAACTTCTCTTCTTGCACTTGAAGTTGTTATTCCTCTAATATCATCTTTAAGTAATCCTTGCTGTATTAATCCTCTTGCTAAATCTCCGTGTACTGGTTTTCTATACTTTGTAGCATCTTTAAGTTTTACAGAATTTAATCTTTTATTATATTCAGTAGCAGGAGCTCTACTACCAAAATCTGATAGATTATCTGTACCAGCATATCCAGGAAGCATAAAGTTCATATTTTCTTCTTGTATACACCCTATCCAAAATGCTTTAGATAAGTTTTCTTCTACAAGTATTACTAATACAGTAGTTCCAACATCCGGAGGAACTCCCCAAAACCCGTATGACTTTTGAGAATTTTTATATCCTTCATTGTTTGAATTTGCACCTAATGGCGTTACTCCGTAAAATGGACTTAGATATCTTGCTTCAACCATTTGTCCTGTACGCTCAGGCTGGTTACCTGAAGCTGTTTGTTTTAATAATTCAACTTGTAAAGTTCCCATGTAATGAGGATCAAGGTGATTAACTACAATAGCCTCAAACGGTCCAGTAGAACTTTTGTTAATATAATTTTTAGCTCTCTTAGCAACCATTAGTTAAATTGCTCCCACGACCCGGTTATCTTATTCTTAATAATTCTAGCCCCTCCAAGATCTACTTTTGGAAGATTTACTGCTGGAAGATTTGATAATGCAGATGTTGCACCTCCAATTTTGTTTTTTAAATTACTGTTCAATGCATCTATTTCTTCTGTTCCTATTGCAAAAGAATTTTGTGCCGCGGCACTTATTGATCCTACACTTGAACCTAAGGCTGACAAGTCTGGTAAGGCAGGAAGTGTACTTGTTAAAATTTGGTCCAATTTAACTCCTGTAAATCCTTCAAGATTAGTTACAATACTTTGGAAATTATTGCCAACCTGTGCTAGATCAAAATCTCCCATTGAAGCTTCTAATTGTTTAGCTAACTTGCCAACTCTTCCAAACGTAGCTAGTGCATCACTATTTAACGATCCAATTGCTTGTTCAGCAATGGTTCCGAGTTCTTGTATTACCGGAAGTAATTCTGATAACTCGTCTTGATATGCTATTATGTTATTAGGGAAGTTTGTCTCTTGTATTGCATTGTTTGCTAGTGTTTGTGCTTTAAGTGCCAATTCATTTAAACTTTCAACAGCTTCGGCTTTTACTAGAGCCGCTGTACTTGCAGTACTATTAGTATTTTGTTGATTTGGCATTCTTAATAGCTTTAGATCTTGTGTAAATTTGTTTCCTTCAAATTTATGCTCAACTTCTTGCACTGAGAAGATACCACTAAACGATTCTACTAATAATAAATCTTCTGGAAATATATAATCGCCAGCATCTGTATTAATATCAACTGGTGTCCTAAAAAGTACATTAATGTATATGTTACTATTACTATAATTAGCAGTCCCATCTGCTGTCATTCCAGTAAATGAAGTATCACCTGCATGATAATTTCCATGTCCGTTATCACTTAGGTAAAATGGATCACCTAATATATTCATTTGTACGTTAATCATGTCAGAACCATCAGCCGAGTTTAAACTGTCATTAAACATTCTAGTAACCGAGATGTCTGAATTAGATATCTCACTACCGCCTCTAGATTTTGCTATTGCATTAATACTTTCTACTTGATTTGGCAAACCTTCAGGTGGAATAAAAGCAGTGTCATCAGAGAAAGAAAGTCCGTCTCCTGTTTTCATTGATATGTCTGGATTACCTGCAACTGATTGATTTGCCATTCCTTTTCTTTGAGCGGCACTACTTGATCCAGAATCTGCACTGTATGTTTTAATAAACTGAAAATCGTATATAATTTCAAAGTCTATAATATCTTTATTTTTACCAGTGTAGATATAGTTATACTCTTTTGATACTTCTTGCTTTAATTTGTCTAGTCCAACTGACGGTGTAGCTGGATTAGAAAATATACTAGAATGTACTTTATATGGTATAACTCTATAAACATATATATTTGCTGAAGTACCTGTTCTAGCAACTTCAGTGTTGTCTCCTACCGGATATACATCAGCTTCAACTTTATACCAAGTAACCATTCCAGTAGGATCTTTAATATCTTGTAATTGTTTTGCAAGTGACTGGCCGTATGTGCTTACTATTAATACTTCTTCAATAATATCTACTATCTTTGTTCCGGCACTAAATTTAAACATTCTATTACTGCCGCTAGTTTGAAGTTGTGACGATCCTCTAGCAAAAATAGGATAACTGTCTTGCATTTCTTGAGAGAATTTTGGCTGCCCCATTGGAGATTGTCCTGTTTCAACAGTATTATTAATAACTGGGCTCATTCCAATTACATTAGTTGCAAAATCACTATTTGCATATTCTCTAAATGCTTTACCTACCTCCGAAGAAGCAGACACTCTGCCTGTAATACTATTAACATATTCGTCATAGTTTAAAGGAACTTCGCCGTCTGCATCACCGGTAATAGATCTATATATTTCAGTAAGCTCTCGTTTAGATATACGTCCTGATGTATCAAATTCTCCGTAATCACCGCCGTATTGAGATGTGGCCATAGGAGTTCTTTTTTTAGTAGTAGTTTGAGGCTTGCCTGAGGCGCTGGTTCTATCTTCAGGAAATATAATAACATATTGATCGCCTACATTTATTTGGTTTTTATCTTCTTTATCTTTTTGTCTAGTGTTTAATATTGTTGTTAGACTTTGGCCGCCTGATTGTAATATTTCTCTTACAGTTCTTCCTGTAATATTCATATCAGTTTTCATAGTCTGTACACTATCTTGAAATCCTCTTTCATTACTTACTAGAGCTTTAACTTCATATTCAGATCCTGCACCAGTAACATTAAATGTTGCCTCTGTAATCATAATTGGAATGTGTCTTCTACTAAAAGGAGCAACTCCCATATTACCGTCTTCGTCTGTTCCTATAAACTCAATAGTAATCATAAAAGTACACTCAAGATAGTTTGCCCAGCCGCCTTCGTGCGAGGCTGATTTTAAAGACTGGAGGAATAATCCCATACTATACGGCTCAGTAATAGTCCATGTTAAGATGTTTACATTAGTGTTGCCATCTGCCGCTGTAACAAGAGAACTCATACTAAGATTATCTATAAAAAACTCTAAAGATTTTCCTAATACTTTTTCGTATGTTGTTTTAACTTTTTTGTTGCCCGATCCCCCGCTTCGACAAATTATTGATTCAGGACGTATTCCAGTAGTTCTGTAAGTTCCGTCTGGATCAGAAACTTCATCTTTACTAAGTACCGAAAGAGTTATTATAGAATTCATACTAGCAAACCCCTCAAGTTCATTAGGCCAAGGACCTGGACTTTTTCCTGGAACTAATTCTCCAGGTTTAATCTTAGTTCCTATACTTCCTGGTTTTGAATCAAAGTTGTTACTATAAGTTCTACTGTTAGCAGTTGCACTTGTAATTCTGTCTGTTACTTTAGAAATAGCACTGCCGTCTGATAGTCCAAGATCTGATAAAAGACTACTAACTGCTCCATTTGCAAAGCCATCGAGCTCGTTTGTAAATTTTTTATAATCTGCTTCTATTTGTCCTGCAATATCAGGAACAAGTTCTTTTATAGAATCTACTTTTTTAGATATATTGTTTTTTAATGAATTAAAATTTGGTGGCATAAATTAAATTCCTAGCATCTGTTTTAACGCAGGCCCTTTAGGTAAGTAAATTTCTAATCCGGCTTCGATATCGTATACTGGATCTTTAATAGAGTCCATATTTCTTTGTGCAAATACCCACCAAAGTTTCGGAGTTCCATATAAATCATACGATAATAGATCAGGTCTATGTGTATATTGTGTTTCAATTGTATAAAGTACATCATCAGATTCTGCAGGAACCGGTCTTATCTCAAAATGACTTAGATATCTTCGGTCTACAACTTTAGTATTCTTCCAAGGACTAGTGTTTCCATATGATGCCATTAGATAATTCCTCTAGTTATTAAGTCACCACTAACAAAATCATTTAGATTAAATTCTGATTGTGTTGCTCTACTATAAATTGGTTGTACTGTTACAGAAATTAAACTCTGTGACGGTACCCATGTTGCAGGTCCACTTTCTCCGCTAGGCTCAGATGCAAAGTCGTCTGCAAATTGTTGTGTTCCGGCACTCATTGTTGCTTTAATATAATCTACATCTTGTGGTAAGTCGATATTAAACGAAGTTACTACACACGGAACATCGTTGAATACAAACTCTCCGTATCCGTTAAGTTTTATAATTGGGGGAGGATTACCAACATTCGCTCCATTTCCATAGAACATTTTTGTTACTGTACGCAAATAAGTTACTGCGGCTATCCAATATTTTGCATCTTCACCATTTTCAACAAAAAAATCTCCTGCTATTGTAATAGCGTCCACAGCTGAGCTTTGATAGTTATAAAACGGATAATTACTATGTGTAGGTTGCAATGCATTGTAGCTTGCTGAGTGGGAGAATATTATACTAGGGGTAAACGGAAACACCATACTGTTGTTTGTACGCACTAATGGATTCAATAAATCTTTAGGCATTCCTTGCATTATAGGAGGAATACTTAATCTAACACGCCAGTCATTTTCACCTCTAGGAGTCTTAACTGTTGCTCCTGTACGTGATTTAAATGTTGGCATTGCATCTGTAGGTAAATTTAAACTACGTATGCCTTTCATAAATCCTAACGGATTATCTGCAAATGCTTGTACAGTATCTACAGTTTTTTTAACTGTATTAACTATATTAATAGCACTACCAAAAGTCTTTTGTAAACTTGCGAACGGGTTGTTAGCCATAACTTCTCCTTCTATAGTATTATTTAGTTGACTTTTTAATGTATGTATATTATAATATATGTAACGTCTTATAACTGGAGCAATTATGGCTAGAAGAATAAATTACTTAAACAACAAAGATATTTTAAAAGAAATACATAAATCTAAGAGCACATTTTGTAGCTATACAGAAGAAAGTTATGCAGATTATGACATCATCTTAACAGATATTAACAAAATAAATATTAGGACTATTGCAGAAGCAAAAAGAAACAAAGCAAAGAAGCTAAGTTCGGCTGAATTTGAACGTAGAAAATTAAACGGCGAGAAAGTTAAACAAGCAGAATGTGAAGTTCCTTACAAAAGTATGACTAAAGAAGAATTAGTATTTAGGATTATGACATTCGAACATATACCTGAAGAACCCGGTCGAAAAAAGAACCCTAAAACAGTAGCTGACACAAAAACAAAACTTAATTTCCCCCCATTCCAACATTATAAATTTGATGATAAAGGCGAACTTATGTTAATAGGAAAAAGTCACTGGCAAGGTGGTATGGAAAATGGGTATTTTGACAAAACAGCAGGAAAAGCAACTAATAAACTTGCACTAATGTGGATGAAATTATGCGATCGTTACGCTACACGTGGTAATGTACGTGGATATACATATAACGATGAAATGCGGGGACAAGCTATACTACAATTAGCACAAATTGGACTACAATTTGATGAATCTAAGTCACAAAATCCCTTTGCATACTATACTGCGGCTGTAACTAACAGTTTTGTGCGAGTAATTAACATCGAAAAAAGAAATCAAAATATTAGAGACGATATTTTAGAAATGAACGATATGAATCCTAGTTTCACAAGGCAGAACCAAGGTATGTGGGAAGCTGAACAAAAGAGAGAAGCTGAAATAAATTCAAAAGCCAAATAAGTCATTGACTTTACTATCTTTTTGTTGTATAATATTAGTTGAAGCATATCATAGAGGATCTAAATTTGTTTAAAAAGGCGGCGGTGTTTACTGATATCCATTTGGGGTTAAAAGGTAATAGCAAAATACACAATCAAGATTGCGAAGATTTTGTTGATTGGTTTATTGAAACTGCAAAAAATAATGGTTGTGAAACAGGTATATTCTGTGGCGACTGGAATCATAATAGAAATAGTCTAAATCTTACTACAATGGATGCAGGTATTCGTTGCTTGGAGAAACTAGGAAAAGCATTTGATAGCTTTTATATGTTTGCAGGTAATCACGACCTATACTACAAAGACAAGCGTGATGTAAAATCAACTGAGTTTGCTAGACATATTCCTGGAATTACTGTAATAGATGAAATATTCGTACAAGATGATGTTGCACTTGTTCCTTGGCTAGTAGGAGACGAGTGGAAGAAGATTAAATCAATTAAGTCTAAGTATTTGTTTGGTCATTTTGAGCTTCCTAGCTTTTATATGAATGCTATGGTACAGATGCCAGACCACGGTGAACTTAAAGCTGAACATTTTGAACACCAAGAGTATGTTTTTAGTGGACACTTTCATAAACGTCAAAAACAAGGTAAGGTACATTACATTGGTAATGCATTTCCACACAATTATGCTGACGCATGGGATGATGCTCGAGGAATGATGGTGCTTGATAGAGAAAATAATGTTGAGCCGATGTATATTGATTGGGAAGAATGCCCAAAGTATCGGACTATCAAACTAAGTCAGTTAATTGACGAACAAGCTACTCTTATTAAAGCTAATATGTATCTAAGAGTTAACTTAGACTTACCAATTAGCTTTGAAGAAGCTAGTTTTGTAAAAGAAACATTTATTAATCAATATAAATGTAGAGAAATTAGTTTAATCCCACAAAAACACCTAGAAGAGATTAATACTGAACTGGATATACAACAATTTGAAAGTGTCGATCAAATTGTTGCTGGCGAGATTGCGGCAATTGACTCAGACAACTTCAATAAGAAGATGCTAATGGACATTTATAACGAACTATGATACAAATTAAAGATTTAACTGTAAAGAACTTTATGAGTGTGGGCAATCAGACCCAAGCAGTCGACTTTGATAAAGAGAACTTAACACTTGTGTTAGGAGAAAACTTAGATCAAGGTGGCGATGATACTGGTTCACGTAACGGTACTGGTAAAACTACTATTATTAACGCATTAAGTTATGCATTATACGGAACTGCACTTACAAATATCAAACGTAATAACTTAATCAATAAAACTAACAGCAAAGGCATGTTAGTAACATTACACTTTGGAAAAAACAATGTAGACTACCGTATTGAACGGGGACGTAGTCCTAATATATTAAAGTTCTATGTTGATAACCAAGAACAAGAAATGACAGACGAGTCCCAAGGCGATTCACGTAAGACACAAGAATATATTAACGACTTACTTGATATGAGTCACGATATGTTTAAGCATATTCTTGCACTAAACACCTACACTGAGCCGTTTTTAAGTATGCGGCAAAATGACCAACGTGCTATTATTGAACAGTTATTAGGTATCACTATTCTAAGTGAAAAAGCAGATGCACTTAAAGAGCAAACACGTCAAACAAAAGATGCAATTCAAGAAGAGACATTAAAAATTAATGCTATACAGTCTGCAAACGAAAAAATTAGTGCAACTGTTGGAAGTTTACAAAAAACGCAACGTGCATGGCTATCTAAGAAAGGTCAAGACGTAAAAAAGTTACAATTAAGTATTGATGAGTTAGAACACTTAGATATCGACGTCGAACTTGATTCACATGAACAACTCTCTAATTGGACTGAACATAATAAAGCTATTTTGGCTCTTAAAAAAGAATTAAGCACATTAGAGCCTGCACTAATACGTGCTGACAAAAGTATTGAGAAGGCATCTAAAGATATCGCAGATTTACAGGATGCTAAGTGTTATACTTGTGGACAAGAGCTACAAGGAGACAAAAAAACAGAAATTGTAGAACGTAAAAACAAAGAAATGGACGATGCAGTTACATATCAGTTAGAGATTTCAAGTAAAGTAACCGAAGTTATGTCAGCATTGGATAATATAGGTGATATTAATGGCAAACCTACCACGTTTTATGATAATGCTAAAGAAGCATACGAGCATAGACAGAATGTTGATAGTTTAAAACAAGCACTAACTAATAAAGAGCAGGATACTGATCCCTATCAAACACAAATTGATGAATTAAATAATAGTGCTATGCAAGAAGTTAATTGGAGTGTTGTAAATAGCCTAACTGAATTTAAGGATCACCAAGATTTTCTATTAAAGCTACTTACAAATAAGGATAGCTTTATTCGAAAGAAAATTATTGACCAAAACCTAATGTATCTCAACAACAGGCTTACATATTATCTTGATAAGTTAGGATTGCCACACCAAGTAGTGTTTCAGAATGACTTAAACGTTGAGATTACTCAGTTAGGACAAGATTTAGACTTTGATAATTTAAGTAGAGGCGAACGTAATAGACTTATACTTGGTATGAGCTTTTCTTTCCGTGATGTTTGGGAAAGTTTATATCAAAAGATAAATTTATTGTTTATTGACGAGCTCATTGATAGTGGAATGGACACAGCTGGGGTAGAAAATTCGTTAGCTGTTCTAAAAAAGATGGGAAGAGAAGGAGATAAGAACGTTTATCTCATATCGCACAAAGACGAACTTATTGGAAGAGTTAATAATGTAATGAAAGTTATTAAAGAGAACGGATTTACTAGCTACGAAAACGACATTGAGATTTTGGAATGAATGAGGATCCGCATGACGCATTAGTCCAATCATATTTGTCATATTTCAAAGCAAATGAAAACTTTGAAGCAAGAAACTCTCATAGAACACATGCAGAAAGCAGAAAATGGTTGCGTGAGATAAGAAAGTATGCTAAACTTAGAAGCGACGAAATACATTTGAAGCATAAAGCCAAAAAAGAGGCAAATAAAGGCGATTAAAAATAAGTACCGTATGCATTGGACTTATCAAGGAAAGAAAATTGAAGCACTACCAGAAGGATGTGAAGCATTTGTTTACTTGATAACAAATAAGACTAATGGCATGAAGTACGTAGGCAAGAAACTAGCAAAATTTAAGACAACTAAGCCACCATTAAAAGGCAAAAAAAATAAAAGACGTGGAACTAAAGAAAGTGACTGGAAAGACTATTGGGGATCTAGTGATAGACTTAACGAAGACGTTAAAAATTTAGGCGAAGAAAACTTTACTAGAGATATTATACATATTTGTCCAAGTAGAGGCATTGCAAGTTACTTAGAGGCACGTGAGCAGTTTGAACGCAGAGTACTCGAAACTGACGAATACTATAATGGTATTATCAATGTTAGAGTTGGCGGATCTCAAATACTAAAAGAACATTTAGGCAAATTAAGCAACACTTAAGGTTAGCGGGCCGGTTAATATACCGCTGTGTAAAACGTATCCGTATAGGAACACACGTAACACGTTGAGTCACGTCTGGTAGTAAGGCGCAGGATTGACGTAGATTGGATGTTGCCAGTCAAAAAACACAACACAGTTCATAAAAACTCTTTAGCAAAAGGAACGAAGCGAGAGGTAGCGTAAGCGATGTCGACGTAGGTTGGGTAAGGTCAGAGCCCATTGAACTAAGTGTATAAACAATTACCTACTTCCAAGTCTCGGCTGTGACGAACTCACATGAAGTCAAGATTAGATGGGACCGTAAACAGGTTCCGTCTGACTGAAACAATCTACATGAAGCAATTTACATTATTACTACGTAATAATGCTTTAATTACTTCTCATATATTAACTGTTTTAATCAAAACGAAGTGTAAGTAGTTTGAGTGTTAACGAAAACTTGTATTAACGAAGTTAATACACTAAATACAATTAATAATGTTTAAGGATTACTCATGAATGTTTATGATATAGTAAATGAAGATAAAAAAATTGCTGAAGCACCTACAAGTGGTATTGGTAATGCTGTTAAAGGCTTAGTTGGAAAGCTACCTGGTGCTGAACGTATGGCTGGTAGTGCTGAAATGGGCAAAGAAGCTAATACATTATATAAGACTCTTAAGAAATGGCAAGGCATTAACGGCAAAAATGATAAAAACATGACTGCTCAAGACTTTGCACAGTTTATGAAACAGAATAATCTATCAGCTGGCGGTATGGCGTTACCTGATGGTATACTTCCTAAGAAAACAATTATGGATGTATTGAAACAGGCCGCACGTAATAAACTTACAGGCGGTAACGCGGCGGCAGCACCTAAAGGCAAAGATGGCAAACCAGTTCCACCAGGTGGTGGCGGAGCTCCTGCAGGTGGTGGCGGTATATTAGATAAGATGCAAGCTAAAACTGGTAATTCAGGTGTAGGTGGTGGATCAAAAAGTGGTACTACAACTAATGCACCTGGTACAAAAGCCAATGCAGGTGGAAAACCAGGCAAAATAACTGCTGAATTGCAGGCTAAAATTGATAAATTGAATGATGCTCAAAAGAAATCACTAGCGGGAATGTTATAATGCAAGTTACAGAAATTACAAATTATAATTTAAAATCACAAACTATTCTAAATGAAAGTTGGAATGTGCTTACTGAAGCACAGCGTATACATATTGGTACTTGGGAGAAAACTCTTTGGCCATTAATGGAAAGTTATAGTAAACTTTTAGAAGCTGAACTTACTCCTAAGCAAATTGATGCTATCTTTACATCTGCAGAAGCAAGTGCGGCTGCCGGCGGTAATAATAAAACTGTATTAGGTAAAGCAGGCGGCAGTATTGCTAAACAAACTGCAAAGATAACTGATACACTTAACAAGTTAGCAACACAAGCACAAAACAGCGGACCAATTAAAAACTTTGATGCACAGTTTGAAAAACTTAAATTACAATTAAAGAAACAACTACAAGGTAATCCAGTAGGTCAAAAAGTTCTTAAGGGAATTGAATCTTGGGGAGACTTTGCAAAAGAAAGTCCTGCTAAGAGTGCATTTATTATTGGTGCAATGACATCATTGCTTGCATTTGCAAGTGGCGGAATACTTAGTGGTGCGGCAATTGGTTTCTTTATTAAGATGGCTAACAATACTATGAAAGGTGATAAACTTTCTACAGCAGTTGGTAAAGGCGTTAAGGGAGCGGCAATTGGTGCTGTTGCAGGCGCACTAGGCGGTGCTATTAAAGACTTATTACCAGGTGATGTTACACAAACACTTATTAATAGTGCTTCAGGTGAAATTGATGTTGATGGACTTAGTGCAATGGACGCAACAAGTATTACTGACCTTGATGCAGAATCAGCTAAAGACCTTGTACAAACAAGAGGTGCTTTAGCAGAAATTATAAAAAGCGACCTTGATGCTGACGCTAGTAAGTTAGCTACTGATCAATTAGCAAAACTAGATGCTAAGATACTTGAGCTTGCACCAGATGCTGAAAATTTAAAAGGAGCTATTGACCAAGTTCAATCAGAATTTGATATCAAAGGTACCGATACAGAGATAAGAAAATATGGCTCTGAAGTTAAGGATGCCGACGGTGTAGGTACTGGCGAGCTTGAAACAGAAGTTGTTGCAAAGATAGACGCAGAGCAATTAAATGCTAATGGAATAAATTCTGCAGACTATCCTGACAATGAATGGGTAACAGCTAATACAGAAAAATTACTTGATGCAGGCTTAACACAAGAGAATATTGATGAAATACAAAGGTTGCAAGGTTTAGATAGAGCTATTGCCCAAGATGAATATTTAGGCGTTAATATGTCAGCAGAAAATTCAATACAAGTTGGAGATGATTTACAAGCAGATGGTGTTCCTGAGAATGTAAAAGTTGGAGAGGTGTTTAAATCAAACGTAACTAAAACTTTAGATGACGGAACGGTATATGGTGGAACTGCTCAAGTAAGCATTGAAGGTGTAGATGCTGATGGTAATATTGTATATAAACTTGAAAAAGCAGTAATGATGCCAAATTCTATGACAAAAGAATTAGAGCAAATTTTAGAAAATTTACCTGATGGTGAGCTTAAAGATACAATATGGGGAGATGTTCTAAATCCTAATACATCAGGAAGCATGACAACAGATCTTGATACTACATTACAGAAAATTGCTCAAGCTACAGCGGCAGTAGCTATAGGTAGTGCCCTGGCAACTGCGGAAGTTATAAAAGGAAAACCTGAACAAGGAGAATTAGATCTTAAAGGCGGACAAGGTGTTAAAAATACTGAGTCTATAGACTACGAAGAAGCATACACACATTTATTTGAGCAGTTTATTGCAGAAGCACCACCTAAACAAGGTGAGTTACCTTTAGACAATCCAAACTCAATTGGTAGTAAAATTGGCAAAGCCGCAATGGGTGCAGGAAGTAGTCTACTTAAAACTGTAAACAAAGGTGTTGATGCTGTAGGAGCCGCGGCTCAAAAAGGTATAGGTAAAACTGTAGCAGGTGTTAAAGACGCAGGTAAGCAACTTGCTAATAAAGTAACAAAAGAAAAATTAATGAAAGCATGGAAAGGCGCTGGTAGTCCAACTGATACTGGAGCTGTAATGAACATACTTAGTGATAATGGATTAGCTGACGAACAAATTGTATCAATTGGTCAATCTAATAAAGTTGAACTAGATCCAAAGACAAAAGCACCCGAGCCTACAGCGGACAAACCGGTAGATGCAGATGGTGACGGCAAGGACGATAACACAGGCGATCCAATACCAAAAGATGATGCACAAGCAGGAGATGCTCCAAAGGATGCAGATGGTGACGGATTTGATGATGCAGACGTCAATAAAGATGGAAAAGTATCACCTGATGAAAAATCAAAAGCAAATTACAGTGGCGGTATGGACAACATAAAGGCTAGTGAAAAGATGTTAACAAGCCTTGCAGATGAAATTAAAAAAGCTGGTGTTGCGGCAGAAGTAAAAGCAATGCTATTAGGAACTAAGAAACCACCAGTAGGAGCGCCAAAGGTGCCAGGAGCAACTAAAGTAACTGCTTCAACAATACCTCCTGGAGGACCACCTCCAGCTCCGGTACCACCAGCACCACTAATGGATGTTTAAATTAACGGTAATCCGGACTTTTTAGTATCTTCGTAATTTTCTTTAACAATGTCATTGATAAGACTTCGATCTTCGTGACTAAGCATAAATGCCTCGTCCATACTAATACTACCTCGCATATACCACATCAATTTTAAGATTGAATGCCGGAATTCTTTTGCTTGTCCTTTTAGGTCATCTACTTCTCTTAGGATCTCGTCAATTGACCAGTTGATGATCCTTATCCGAAAAAACTTGCTTGATCAAATACAATGGGCACTTCGTAAGTCTCTGGTGCGCCATTAGCAATTTGCTCCGGGTCTGAATTAACTGTCATTGGTTTAACAGCAAAGTTTTCTTTTTGTATTTCAATATGATCTGTAATATCTTTAAATACTTCTTTATCAGAATTACTAATGAAGTCAGTAATATGTGATCTATCAGTTACTACATTATCTTCAACAGTAATTGATACAATACTATCAGTAATAATACCAACTGTAAGATCTCTAAGTTTAGTAAAAGTTTGTCCAAACTTTTCAAGTTTTTCTTCTTGTTGCATTTCAGCATCATTAACAATAGTAAACATTCTTTGTTCTTCAAACGTAGACAACGATGCGGCTGTAAATTCTTTGTAAGTTACAGGTCTAACTTTGACTTGAAAATCTTTAGATTTCATTGGAACATCTTCAACAAAATTAAATTGACCCATAGTTTCTAATAGCTGTCTAAGATCTAAACCAAATACTTTTTCTTCGTTAGTGCCTGGTGGTGTAATTGTAAGATCCATTTGCTCACCATAAGATGCAATACGTATTGCAATTAAACATGCATCAACATCAATACTAGGCATTAACCACGCATCTTTAATATTTGGAATACAACTTTGTATAATTTCAACAGTTGCCGCTCCGTTAAGTAGTGCATCTGGTGTTTTTAAAGTTAATTCATCTTTAGCTGTCATTGGAAACACTGGTAGTTCGTTATTTTCAGACATTGCAATTGATCCTGACGGATACCAACTACCTTTGCTAGGCAACGTAATATATAATTTAGGTTGTCTAAAGTATTTCTTTAAAGGGTTAGCACCTGTAGCAGTTATTTGTGTTACGCCCGGCGCATTATTTTCAATCATGTTTTTCTCCGTATAAATACATTATACAAGTATGTATCTTTTATATTTATGTGCGTACTTAATAGGATTGATAATTTATGGCAGAAGTTACAGGTACTATTGGTCAAGAGGAAGTAAACCTCGAGAACGCGGCCACCGAAGCAACTTTAAAACAGCTACTTAAAGCTATGCAACAGGGCGGCGGTGGTGGAGGAGGAGCCGGAGGTGCCGGAGGTGCTAAAGACTCTCTATTAGACCTAGCTAAACAAACTGGAAAAACATCTAAAGAATTAGACGAATTAGAAGAGTCAGCTGATAATGCAGGTAATGCATTATCTCGAGGTATTGGCCAAGTATTTGGTGCGGCTAAAGGGTTAGCTGGGGAGTTATTAACTGGTGGAACTAAGATTAGTGACTTTACTAGTCACATTGCAGGTGCGGCTAGTGCAATACCTATTTTTGGTGGACCATTAGCGTCTATTGGACAGTTATTAGTATCTACAATAGATAATCAAATTGAAGACTTTAGAGAGTTGTCAGCAGTAGGTGTTGATGTAGGTGGAGGCTTACAAGAATTTAGAAAAATTGCGGCCTCAACTGCTATGGATATGGATAGCTTTAAAAGCATTGTTATGAATAGTTCAGAAGTGTTTGCAAGTTTAAATATGAACGGCGGCGCCGGTGTAAGACAATTTGGTAAACTACAAGCTACCCTAGCAAAAAATTCGTCTCAATTTACTAGCTTAGGATTAACAATGTCTGAAGTGGGCGAGTTTACCGCCGACTACATGAAGATTCAGGCTAGAGGTGCTAGATTTCAACAAATGACTTCAAAGCAACAAACTGACGGTGCTAGAGCATACGTACTAGAACTTGATAGACTGTCTAAGTTAACAGGTAAGTCAAGAAGAGAACTTGCTGATCAAATGGATGCTAGATCTGCAGACGTAAACTTTGAAGCATATGTAAAAACATTAGGAAAACAAGAAGAAGCAGTAAGAAATACTGTAGCATTTTATACTGCTAAAAATAAAGAGATTGGTGATGCTCTTGCTGATATGGTAGTCACTAACGGTGTTCCAACAACTATGATGGGTAAGGCCTTATTAAAATTAAATCCTGAACTAGGTACTATGGTTGAACAACTGAAAAAAGGCACAATTTCACAAGAAGCATTTGATAAGGCAATGTCTGATGCTCAAGTAGCGTACAACGCTATGCCAGATGCAGTTAAGAAGAACTTGGCTGTTTCGGCTAAGCAAGGTAACGAGCTTGCAGAAAAACTTAATACTATTGGCACAGCCGTTGATTTAAGTGTGAAAAAGATGACGGCAGCTGATAAAGAAGCAGAAGCCGCTAGAAAAAAAGAAGAAAAGGCGGCTAAAGATAGAAGAGATAAACTAACAGCGTTTAGTACAGAAATTCAAAAACTTAAGAATAAGATAACAGATGCATTAATAAAATCAGGAGTGTTTGCTACAGTTGAAGATGCTTTAGTATCAGTTGGAGATGCACTAAGTGGATTTGATATGGTTGTTGTACAAGGGTATGTTGATACATTTTCCAAACACCTAAAAGGACTTGTTACAGCATTTGAAAAAGGTAATCTTATGGAAACCATAGGAGTATATTTGTCAAAAGGATTATCAAAACTAGGAGAACTAATGAAACCTCATATTAGTTCAGCACTTAGTGGATTAAAACAAATGGCTATGGATGCTATATTTGGTAAAAAGGCTGTAAAACAAGAAGGACCACCAGGTGGTGGTGGAAATGGTGCAGATATGGCTGCCGATAACGGCTTTACAGCACTTGGTGACATACTTAAAATGATTGCAGGAGCAACAATAGGCGCTGGACTAGCTGGATTAGGTGCAATGCTTGCGGCTGGTGGTGTTGTATATCTAGGATTTAAAGCATTTACTACAATATTAAAAATGTTTGCAAACGGACCAGTAGCAATTGGTGCCGCAGTATTTACAGCTATGCTTATTGGTACTGGCGCCGCAATAACACTTGCAGGAAAAGGTATTTCATTGGCCGGAGACGGTGTTGAAAAGATTGCCGCAGGTGTTGAAAAAATGGCTAACATGAAAGGCGCGGCAAACTTTGCAGAAATTTCTACATCACTTGGATTACTAGGACCTGCACTAATATCACTTACTGCTGGTGGGGTACTAGATAGTATTACTAGTTTCTTTGGTGCTGATTCACCTTTTGATAAAATTGTTGAAGGTTTAAATAAATTTAAAGGTATTGATGCAACAGCTATTGACAATGTAAAACTAAGTGGTACTGCATTAGAAGGTTTATCAAAGTTTGGTGATGATTTAGATGCTAGTGGGTTAAAAGAATACGCAAAGCAAATGGAACGGTTGGGCGATGCTCTTGGAAAAATTAATGATGAATTGACTAAAGATAATAGTTGGTTACCTTTTTATAAAGGCGATAATGCTGGTAATACTAAATTACCGGGAGGTAGCGGGTCCGGATCGGGTAGCTCAGATCAGCTTACGATGTTAAATACTACTAATGCAAGTATCTTAGAAGTACTACGTTTAGGTAATGTTATAAACAAACAAGGTTACAGAAGTTTAAGTGGTGACTATAATTAGGAAAATTATATGAGTTGGAAGAAATATTTTACACCTGTTCAAACAGGTGATAACATGGGAGGAAGCTACTCGCCGTTAGGTGGCGGAAGAGGTGGCGGAAATCCAGGTCCAGCAAGAACTAATTATAGTTCATACTTACCTGATGTTTATGTAGGTAGCCCAAATAGAGTTGAACGTTATGGGCAGTATAACACTATGGATATGGATTCAGAAGTTAATGCGGCTCTTGATATCTTAGCAGAATTCTGTTCACAGCAAAATTCACAGAATAGAACCCCATTTACTATAGACTTCAAAAAGAAATCTACAAATACAGAAACTACTATCATACAGCAATATCTACAGCAATGGTGTAAGTTAAACAAATTTGAAACACGTATGTTTAGAATACTAAGGAACTGTTTTAAGTATGGTGATCAATTTTTTATTAGAGATCCAGAAACTAAAAAACTATTCCATGTAGACGGTGCAAATGTTAACAGAATTATTGTAAACGAAAGCGAAGGAAAAACTCCAGAGCAATATGTTATTAAAAACTTTAATTTAAACTTTAAGGATATGGTTGCTACTACTCCACATGTAACAAGTGGAAATATAAACGGCGGTGGTGGAAACTATCAACCAGCTGGTGGTGTTAGAGGTATGGTAGGAAATGCTCCACAACAATCAGGATCACGATTTAGTACTGAAGACGGAGAAATTTCGGTTGATGCAGATAATATTGTACATTTAAGTTTAAGTGAAGGACTAGATCAAAATTATCCGTTTGGTAATAGTTTATTAGAAACTATATTTAAAGTATATAAACAAAAAGAATTACTAGAGGATGCTATTATCATCTACAGGGTACAACGTGCTCCAGAACGCAGGGTGTTCTATGTAGATGTCGGCAATATGCCATCGCACTTAGCGATGCAATTTGTTGAGCGTGTAAAAACTGAGATCCACCAACGCAGGATCCCAAGTAGTACAGGCGGAGGCACTAATGTTATAGACAGTAGTTACAATCCTTTATCAATTAATGAAGATTATTTCTTTCCACAAACTGCTGAAGGTCGTGGATCTAAGGTAGAAACATTACCTGGTGGTACTAACCTAGGAGAAATTGATGACCTTAGATACTTTACTAACAAGTTGGTTCGTGGGTTGCGTATTCCTTCAAGCTATCTACCTACTGGTGCAGATGATTCAGCCGCACAATACAACGACGGAAGAGTAGGAACAGCATATATACAAGAATTAAGATTTAATACGTATTGCGAAAGATTACAAAATTTAGTTGTAGAGGAACTAAATCAAGAATTTAAACGTTATGTATTAGAAAAAGGAATTAATATTGATACAGCAATGTTTGATTTAAGATTCCAACCACCACAAAACTTTGCAAGTTATAGACAATCTGAAATTGATAATGCACGTATTCCAACATTTACACAGATGGTTGCTATACCATATATTTCAAATAGATTTGCGATGAAAAGATTTTTAGGAATGTCGGCAGAAGAAGTTGCAGAAAATGAACGTTTATGGCGTGAAGAAAACGATGAAACTTTAGATCCAATGCCAGCTGATGCAGAAGGCGAAATGAGAGGCGCTGGTATTAGCGGTGCAGGAATTGCTGGAGATATTGGCGGCATGGAAGACGAAGCACCTGATGCTGAGGGTCCTATCGAAGGAGGTACAGCTGATGCTGGTGCAGAACTACCAACTGGAGGAGATGCGGGAGCTGAAGGTAATACTGACGTAACTGTATAAATACTACTATGATACTACGTGAACTATTTTATTTTGATAAAGAAACTTTAGAACCAGTGGATGACAAACGTTATGAGCCTGAGCTAGATCAATCTCCGGTAGATCTAGATGATACACGTAAAACTAAGTTAACACTTCGCCAGATAAACCGTGCAAGAAAAGCCGCAGAGCTACATACAGAAGAGCAAGAGAAAGAACTCTTGTTTGTTAGACAAATGTATGGCATAAAGGCTGATGCAGAGGCCGGTGGAGTATGATAATTGAGTATAGCTTTTGTACTAGGTAATGGCACTAGTCGTCAATCTATCCCAATAGACCCATTAAAAAAATACGGAACTTTATATGCATGTAATGCAGTATATAGAGAAACTACTGTTGACTACTTAGTTGCTGTGGATATTAAAATGATCCATGAAATTAATATGAGTAGATATCATCATACTAACCAAGTATGGACAAATTACAATAAAGCATTTGAACCTTATACAAGTTTTAATTACTTTGATCCGAGTATGGGATGGAGTAGTGGTCCAACAGCATTACATCTTGCGGCAATACACGACCATTCTGTAATATACATATTGGGATTTGATTATAGAGGCATAGGACCTGAACATAAAAGGGTGAATAATATATATTCAAGTACAGCAAACTATAAAAGAGAGGACGACGGAGCAACATATTATGGCAATTGGTTACGTCAAACTTGTAGTGTAATCCAGAAATCTCCTCAAAAGAGATATATAAGAGTGTTAGAGAATAAGGATTCTTACATACCAGAACCATTTGCAAATTTTGCTAATTTAAGTCATATTGCCATTGGAGATTTTGCTAAATCCTTTAATATCTCTGCTTATATTTCAAAATGACTCATTTTGAGCCTATTATACACCCATATTTCGTACATTGAGTAAATACAACTGACAGCCTAACCTTAGGTAACATAACATTTCATTAGGAGAAAGAAAATGGCAGATCGTAACAAGTTCGAGGAAATGCTCGAAAAGTTAGTTAACGAAGACCGTACTGGCGCGGAAGAATTATTTCACGAAATAGTTGTTGAAAAGTCCAGAGAAATTTACGAAAAAGTATTAGAAGACGAACTCGAAGTTGATGAAGCAACTGACGAAGAAGTTGATGAAGCTACAGATGAAGAAGTAGATGAAGCAACTGACGAAGAAGTAGACGAATCAAATGATGAAGAAGTCGACGAAGCTAAAGACGAAGAAGTAGATGAGTCAGATGAAGACTTAGATGAAAACTTTGATTTAGACGAATTTGAAGTTGAAGCAGATCCAATGGATATGGATCAAGGCGATGACATGGCAATGGATATTGGCGCTGATAAAGGCGAAGAAGATCCAATGGGCATGGATGACGAAGGTGAGCCAGGTTCACCAGATGACATGGCTGATGACATTAGTGATTTGCAAGACGAAGTAGAAAAACTAAAAGCGGCATTTGATGCAGAAATGGGCGGAGACTCCATGGACTCAAAGGATGACGATAAAGATTCCGAAGGCGGTGACGACGAGGAAGAAGAAGACGCTCCAGAAGAAGAGAGTGTCAATCTTGGCATGGAAGAAGCAACTGACGAAGAAGTTGATGAAGCATCAGATGAAGATGTTGACGAAGCTAATAAATCAGAAGCAGAACAAATGCGTGAGTATGTTGAAAAAGTAAGTGGTGGTGGACTAGATGCACAAAAAATTGGCGGCGATAACGGCGCGAATGCAAAAAGTACAGTAGCAGGCGCTAACAAAATGGGTGACGGTACCTCAGCAAATATAGTTGCAGGTGGCGAAGCTGGTCCAGGTGGGACAGCTGGCGGTTTAGCTGGTAATAGTCCTAAGGAAGACAACATGGGCAACATAAACGTTCCAGGCGGTAAAGCAGGGAAAGCAATGAAACCAATGTCAAAAGGCCACGGTGCTGAGAAAAAAGGCGCAGGCGATACAGCAGACAATAAAAAATCAATTGTCGGCAAATAAGGAAGACTAGATGTTAAACTTACGTGAGAACTTGACATTCGACCAGGCGAAGATCGTCGTAGAAACTGCTAATGATGGCAAGGACCTTTTTATGAAAGGTATTTGCATCCAAGGCGGAGTACGCAATGCTAATCAGCGTGTGTATCCTGTCAATGAAATTGGTAGGGCTGTCAAAACTCTTAACGATCAAGTTACAGGAGGATACAGTGTACTCGGGGAAGTAGATCATCCAGAAGGCCTTAATATTAACCTAGACCGTGTATCACACATGATCACAGAAATGTGGATGGAAGATGCTAACGGTTATGGTAAACTAAAAATATTACCAACTCCTATGGGAAAACTAGTAGAAACAATGCTTAATAGCGGAGTAAAACTTGGTGTTTCCAGTAGGGGCTCTGGTGAAGTTACAGACTCCGGTGATGTATCGGATTTTGAAATTATTACAGTGGACGTTGTGGCTCAGCCAAGTGCTCCTGGAGCATATCCAACAGCAATTTACGAACACTTAATGAATGCTCGAGGCGGGC